CTAGCCGGGCGGCTTGGGCAGGCGGCGGGCGGTGAGGCGGTGGGAGGCCAGCAGCTCCTGCTCGTCAATGCCCAGGTACACGTTGAACTGGGCCTCGGTTTGGTGGCCGGTGGCCAGCATGACGAGCGACTTAGGCACGCCCTGGTAAACCTTGAGGGTGGCGTAGGTCTTGCGGCCCACATGCATGCCCAGCTTGAGGCGGGTGATGCGGGCCAGGTGCGTGATGTGGGGCAGGTAGCGCCAGGGGTCGCGCACGAAGGGCAGGCAGGTGGCCAGGCCTAGGGGCCGGTAGCTTTCGAGCAGGGCCACGGGCCGGAACACGTCGTCGAGGTAGGGGATGAGGCCCACCACGGTGGTCTTATTGAGTTGTTTTTTGATTAACTCTTGCTCGGTAAAGACGTGCTGCCAGCCCAGCTCCTGGGCGTCGCCGTGGCGCAGGCTGGTGTAGGCGCAGAGCAGGAACACGTCGCGGGTCCACTGGCAGCGCTGCACGTGGTCGGCGGAGCTGAGCTCGCCGCGGCCGCCGCGCCCGGCGCGCGGGGGCGGCTCGGGGAAAGCCTGTGCCAGGTAGTGCTGCACGGCGGGGTCGGCGAAGTCGAGAGCGGCCACGCGCAGCAGCTCGGCCTGGGTGAGGGCCTCCTTGCCCACGTAGCTCTGGGCCAGCTTGAGCACCTTGCGAAACTTGGGTGGCACGGGCAGGTCCTGGCCCTCGGCCCAGAAGAGGAAGGAGCGCAGGCGCTTGACGTAGGTGTTGAAGGTGCGCGGGCTGCGGCCGGCGGGGCCGAGCATGTAGTCGCGCAGCCCGTCGTAGAAGCTTTGGTTGAGGCCCTCGAAGGAGAGGGGCTGCTTGCGGGCCTTGGCGAAGGCGGCCAGCTCGTCGCGCACGGCGCCGTGGGTCCAGAGGGTGGCCTTGCTCAGGGGGCGGCCGGTGCGCACCGAGACCTTGGCGCGCTCCTGGGCAATCCAGCGGTCGAAGTGGGCCAGGAAGCCCAGCGGGGCGGCCTCGGGCGGGGGCGGCAGGGTGGGCACGCCGGTGCGCTGGGCCACGAGGGCGGCGTAGCGCTGGCCGATTTGCTGGCGCATCTGGTCGGCATCGAGGGTTTGGCTGTCGCGGGTGGCCTCAGTGAAGGCGGCGGTGGCGGCGTCGGTGTAGTCGTCGAGCACCTGGTTGATGGCCTCGGCGTAGGTGTAGCCCTTCTTGACGCGGCCGCGGCGGGCGTCCCAGTCCTTGGGGGCGCAGCGCTGCTTGGAGCCCATGCGCAGGCGCAGGTTGGCCCAGCAGAAGGTAAGGTGAATCTGGGCCAGGCCGGACTTGGAGAGTTGGTCAACGCGGAGCGTGCGGGTGACTTCCATAGGCGGGCAAGGTAGGAAGTTGGAAGCAAAAGGGAGTATTCACAAAGTAAAACGCCACTGTCGGCATTGACAGTGGCGTTTCGGTGAGTTGACCCAGACTTCCATTTAGGAAGCTAGTTGCAATTGGTGCTTGCTAAAGGGAACGGTCTTCAGTAGCTGGTAGGAGCGCTGTCACACGGTCGAGCACGTCCATATACACCTTTTCACGCTTGGCTGGAGTAAGGGCAGACAAAGGAGTGTTGGGGTCATTCACTGCTTGGTAATCTTTTAAGAACTTGGTCTGAGTGAAGCGGCATGGCGACACAATGACTGAAAGCACCGTAACGCCTCGCGCATTAGCTGCCTCTAATATCTTCGGTAGCTCTTCCTCTCTGATGAATTTAGAGGCAAGGAAATCAGTACTTACTAGCAGAATGGCTACTTGGCAACCCTGCATGGCCCGTTCAATCTCGTCGCGCCATCTTGTGCCCGCAACAAGCTTTTTGTCAGACCACGGGTCTACCTTAATGCCTTCACGCTCAAGAACATTAAAATGAGTTAGCAGCCGGTTAAGGTACTTCGTGTCTGTGTGTGCATAGCTGATGAAGATTTTGCCAGGTTTGCTTACACTCATATTCTCTGGGTTTTCTGCTTGTATCATAATGGCTCGTTCAGAAAGCTTACTTTTCGCTTTAAACATAGGATTGAACACTTCGTCAAGCAGCTCTCTGACATTCACATCCAGGTAGCTTTTCTTGCATTCAATGGTTTCTTTAATTCGTCTAATCCTGGTTTGAAGGTCGGTAAACTCGTAGTAGGTAGGCTGTTTGCTAGTTAAGCATTCACGGCAATTGCAAGGGATGAGTTTTTCAACTAGTAAGCTGGAATACTGCTTATTAATGGCATCCAACTCTTCCGTGATTATAGTCATGAAATCACGCTTATTTGCGCCTTGGATACGCACCCGAATGGTTCGGGAGTCGTAGGGCTCCGTGACTTCCGCAACTGTGTCTTGGCGGTAAAGCAGCGCGCCGCGTCGCCACACTAGGTTTTGGTTAGTAATGTACTGGTGCTTCTTAACCATGAACTGCGTGAGCAGCCCTTTGGGCATAAAGTACTCATACCGGTACATGAGTACTAGGTTCTCTTCACTCTCCCAGGCATAATCTGGCGTATTGGCCGGTAGCTTCTCCGGTACGATGTAGTCATTAGAGTCGATGACTCTATAGGTGATGAAGAAGCGTTGCATAAGCTTCAACAAGTCATCCTTAAATTCTAAGAATTCGTCGTCTTGCCAAATTTCATCTACGTCCTGCTTACTAAAACGGCCGTTCTGCTCGATAAGTAGGGGGTGGTCAAGCACTTTGTATACTGCGTTGGTAGCCCAGGTAGGTTTAAGGAAGAGCTGCTTGCGAAGTAGTTCATCGTCTTGGAAGTGCAAGAAAACGCCAATATCGTGGAAGTACTGGCTTAGTACCAACGCATCTGCGTGCTTCGTGATGCCATTAATCTTGCACAGACCTAGGTACTCTTGCAAGGTCATCACGTTAGCAGGGTTAGCCTCGATAGCCTGCCGGACGGCAGTCCACTTCGCTGGTACTGCATTACCGATATGGGGCAGCTTTACAGCTAGTAACTCTACGAGCGTCCGGATGTCAAGAAGACGTCGCTTGTTTGCATCGTTTAGGTCTACATATAGAACGTCACCTAATCCATCAAAATGCCCACGTAAACCCGTGGCATCAATAGGATAGCTACGATTGCTTATCTCGTTTATAATAATCAGTAGAGGACTTTTTCCACCGAATATCTCAACCATGTGCAGCCAGTAGGTGAAATCTGTATCCTCATTGCGTCCATTCGCCACTAACAAATAAACGGCACGGTCAGAAAGAAAAAAACGGTGGGTCGCTTTATATATTTCCTGCCCACCAAAATCCCAGATATTTAAACGAAAATCTTTTTTTTGCCCAGGCTGTATAGCTTTAGGAAAAGTGGCGCTGTTAACTGGGAAATAGTGCTGGCGAACATCAATTCCTCGTGTTGTTTCATCTTGCTCAGGGAGTGGGCAATCATCATTTTCTAGTTTACGAGTTAGAGTTGTCTTACCCGCTCCAGGTTCACCCAAGATAAGAAGCTTAGCCTCAAATAAATAATCTTGCTCCTGAGTCTCGAGTTGCTGAAAATAGCTGCGTATTGCTTTTAGGCCTTTTTCAACAATTTCTCCAGGAACGTTTGTTACATACTTATAATCAAGAGTAAATTTTTTAAGTTTCGTGAGTTCAAGGATTTTCGAAGGTAAATAAGCTATTTTATTTAGTTTATTCTCAATCCCTTGTGATTCCGAATTACTTAAATCTAACCTTTTTAATTTAGGTAATTTAAAAACTTCTTCTGGTATTTCAGTGAATTTATTATTCGATAAATCTAAATCTGACAATTTTGTAAGATTGGTAATTGAACTAGGTAGGGTAGTTAGCTCATTTAGGTCGAAGCTAAGAATTTTTAAATTTTTAATAAAAGAAATGACTTCAGGGAAATGATTAAAGTTATTTCTGTCTAATCTTATGGTTGTAAGATTTTGTAAGTTTGCGAATTCATTTGGCAGTTCAGTTAGCTGATTGCCAGATAAGTAAAGTGAGTTAAGTGAAGTTAATTTAAATAAGTCGATAGGTAATGAGGTAATTCTTAGACTTTCAGCTGATAGGTGTGTTAAATTTTTGAGTGAAAAAATAAGATTTGGTATTTCCTCTAATTCTGTCACTGATATACCTAAGTAAAACAAATTAGGAGGTAAGCTGCGTATGTTCTTTAAACGCACGCAACCATCCAAATCTAATGATAATAAGCTAGACCATTTCTCTAATCCCTTTGGAATATTTGAGAGAAGAATAGAGCTTAGTGTGAAATGTTTTAAGGTGGGTATGCTTGCTAATTCAAGAGGAAATTTTCTTATGAAAGAGTTTCTAATGGTTAAGCTTTTGAGCGCCGTTAGATTGAATATGCCTTTTGGCACAGATTTCAAATCGTAACTCAATATTTGTAATTCTTCTAGATGAGTTAACTCAAATAGCTCATCTGGCAGTGTGTCTTTTCCTATCCAATTGTATAGAACAAGTTTTTTTGCTAAAGAGATTTTATTTTTCTGTACAAGTTCTTTGGCTGTAAGGCTATCTAAATCAATCGTTTTGCTAATTTCTTCAATTTCTTCCGGGCCAAAGAATATTCCAATAGGCTCCATTTTATTATTAATGTTTTACCCGTTGGGGAATAAATTAATGATTTTATTCAGGATGACTAAGCAGTAACTGGCGTGACAGCCGGCAACTGCGGCGCGGCTGCCCGCATAGCCGCAATAATAGCCTCACCTTGCCCATTGCTAATGAGGCGCTTGACTAGATTGGGGTAGCTATCGGTGCCGAAGTAACGGCTGATTTCCGCGCCTAACCCTTTGTTGTTATAAATGCGAAGTAGGGCCGCGTAATCCTGCCGGGCATGAATGTCGGTTAGCTGCTGCTCGAAAGCTGCGTAGGTGCTCGCTACATCGAACTGAGCGGCCGCATCGCGTACTTGTTCGAGCTGCGCGACGCTTCTGGCCGTGGTATCTATTTTGTGCAGCTTTGTTTCTAGCTCCCAGGCTGTTTTGCGGGAGGCCAGTAAGCCCAACTGCGAATGGAGGATGGCAAAGATGCGCTGTTTAGCCTTACGCACGATTTCAGCCGGTACGTCTTCGGTCATGCTGTTAGCATGAGCTATGGTAGCTACTATCTCTAGCACGGGCTCGATGAGCAGCAGGTTTTCCATTTCCTGCATTTCTAGTACATACACGCCCTTTGCCGCTAGCATGGCCTGCTGCTCAGGCGTTCGGTAGTCACGGTCTACAATGCCGCAGCACTCCAAGCCGTGCAAGTCTCTGAGCGCCCGGAAGGATTTGGTAGTTTCAATGACTTGGTCGCAGCCTTCGCGGGGTATAATAGTCCAGTCAGGATAGATACGGGAGAAGAACAGGCGGTCAAGGCTACCCCGTTGTCCTTCAACAAAGAGGATAGACCTGCGGCTGCCCAGTACTGCTAGTAGAAGTGCCTCTGGCATATCCCCGGCATTAGTAGATACCTCTTCCCAATCCCAGCTTTGACCATCGTAGCTCTTAATCCACAGCTTCTTTGCCTCGGTGCGGGTGGCCGCGAAGTCAAGGTCGTGCGTTAGGTACACAAACAGGCAATCAGGGCGAGCCTGCTCAATAGCATCCCAAAGACGCGCCTGAACAACGCGGTGCAGGTGAATCTCGGGTTCATCAATAACTAGGATGGCATTAGCAGGAGCCGCCAAGCATTGACCAATAAGATAGAAGGTTACCCGCTCGCCGTCGCTCATCGCACTCGCTGGGTAGGGTGTAGTGTCTGTGCCAGCTAACTTCGCTTGTATTGTACCTGACTTTAATATCAAGTTACGATGAGGTAATACTTGTTCCCAAATCAGCTTTATTCGGTCAATATCAGTATCAGGTGGTGCTACGTAGATAGTGCGATTCTTAGAATCCAATGTGTATTGAAGACTAACCTCAGACTGCTCTGATACTAGGTAAACAAGTAGTTGTAGAAAATCAGTTACAAAGCCAGTTTCTGGATTTTCACCGTACTTATGTCTTTTTCTATAGTCAGGAGCAAGTCTTAAATACTCCTGTTTGTTCCTACTGAACTCAGCAGCGTCAATTCCTAAATCAAGAGCATAAGCGGCATCTTGCAACGCGACTGGACTGACACTTTCTGGAAATGCTAAGGACTTCTGAGCACTGATTCTGCGGATTAAATCTCTTTGGCTGCTTCTAAATTCAAACCACGCACCTAGACGGGTCTTTCCAGAACCGTTTGCGCCGACAATTACAACAGAACCCTCCGCTGTAGGAAGAGTATGGTGGCCTCCAGCACCGGCTTGAGGCATTTCTAGAGTAGTGGCGCGGCTCATTAATTCAGTAGGTCAAAAGATAAATGTGCCGGTAGATGGGGTTTAACTGTAATAAATCCATTTACTTAAACCCTTCCTCAATAAAGGTAAAAATATCTTTAAGATGGTTCTGAGCCTTCTTGCTAAGATGCGAAAGAGTTATTTCGTTTGCTTCTACTTTATCTAAGAAAAAACGCCCTATAAGCTCTTTGCCCCCATAGGCTTTTAGGTCTTTGCTTAGATACTCAGTAGTTCTAGTAAAGTCAGGAGCGGCTAGTTTAATATCATCTTCAGTGAAAATGTCCTCTATGCCATCACATCCTTTGAGCGTATGGATTTTTAAATCAACAGATTTATCATTGGAAAAGAACTGAATTTTTATTTTTTTAACCTCTTTTGACGAGCCTTTCTCATCAAATATCATCAGCCATCTTAATCCCCAGCCTATGCACAATTCCATAAGCAAGTGGGCATTAGATGCCCCCATTGCTGGCATAAAATAAAAATCACCCTTATTTCCTATTAGCTTTTTAGCAGCAGATAGGTAATAGTAGTCTGACAACCCCTCTACAATAACATTCTTGTCTTTAGCTGCGGAAAAGCTATGGGCTACACTCATGCCCATAGCATCAATCACTGGCTTTATCGCATCTTTTTGATTTTCAGAAAGCTTCGTAGTGATTTTTTCTACTGTGGTACCTGTGCTTTGTTTATTGAATACTAGTCTTACTCTATTAAGCTTCTCAGCATCAATTAGATAGGGTGAGTGGGTGGCGTATATAATCTGATTTTTATGTGACAGTTCTTCAAAAACTCTTATCATATCGTACTGAGCCTTTGAATGTAAGTGAGAGCCTGGTTCATCAAATAATAGAATTAGGTTAGAGGTGTTCTTGTCTTCTGCTGTTAAATGCAAGTAGAATGATAGAAACCACTTAAACCCTAAACTTCTTTTCTGAGGTGGTAAGAGTTCTCCTGCCTTAGTCTGAATGAAAAATCGTAGATAGGCACGGCCATCTTTGCCACCTTGGTGGTAGGTGACAGATATTGTAGCTCCTTTTTCGTCCCCTATTCTCTGCTTCCACCGCTCGTTAAAATCTGCTGTTAGAGTAGCTTCAAATTCTCGCTGCTTTTTAGTTACCTTATTATCCGAAAAGTCTTTTAAATCCGAGAAATCAACTTCTAGGATTGATTCTACATTACGAACAGCTTGTAATCCTTTAGCGGTAGAGCCATCAGTGAGTTCGTCTAAATAAAAGATATCAGGTAATATATCGAATAAATCATCAAATAAAATAATTTTTGGAGCCATAAACAGTATAGCTCCTCCTAGCCAATTTCTTAGTCTTGCCTCACTTATAGTTTTAAAGGCTTCTATTTGCTTGGCTGCATTATAAGCATTTATGAATCCTTGGTCATGAAAGTCGGCGTAGGCAAGGTAAGTAGTCTTATTATGTCCTATGCTTCTGCTAATCCTAATATTTCTAAGATTTTTTATATAATCTCCAATTTCTTCTACGCGTAGTAGGTCATTAATCTCAATCTGATTCCAATTTAAACCTATCATCTTGTCGTGTAATTTATAGCTTTCTTGAATACTATAAGTACAAGATACTCTTGGCATTAACGTTAAATCTTCCTCATCTCGGTAAGCATCTAAACAAGTAGTGCCGTCTTGGTAATTCTTCAATGCTTCAAGTATGGAGCTCTTTCCAGACTCATTTTGCCCTGCTAGAATAGTAATGCTATCCTTTTCAGATATGTAACATTCCTTGCTATCAATGATTGACCGGTAGTTCGTGACACGAAAAGAAGTAAGCTTCACTGTAAGTACTGAGATAGGGTGGGAGAAAAGGCTAGCGAGACCGGTCTGTCATACCTGCCGCGTAGCAGGCTGTTGATTTTTCAGGGCTTAGGCAATTGGTTAAGCAGTATCTGTATTGTGCGCTCCTTATCAGCCAGTTGGTTAGTGAGGAGCGCGTTTTCTTTTTGGGCAGCAGCTAGGCTTTGTTGTGCTTGAACTAGCTCCTGTTGGCAATCCTGTAGGGTAGTGGGGGAGTAGTGGTTGTCGCCGTGTACTGTGCCAACCACTTGGCCACTACCCTGGGCCATCACGTTGGTTGTCGTGATATTTCTAGCTTCTGGATACTTGCTGAATAGGATATCCCATGCCTCTGGAGTAGCAGATTGTACTCCGTTACTGACCCGATTGATGAAATCTGGTTTTCGGCCAAGTGCAAGGCTAATAGCTCGGTCTGAGTTGATGCCATGTGATTTCATAATCTGTCTAGCTATAGACAGAAATTTTTCATCAAGCTCAGTCTTAGGGCTTCGGCCCTTTTGATTTTGTGGGGAAGACATGAAAATTATATCGCTGATTATCCGATACTTGGGATAATAAAGCGTATTGTGTCGCATTTAATGCGACACGTGTACTCTTAAAGCGCGTATGTTTGTCACAGCACGACAACGCACTTGCAATAAAGCAGGTGGCGGGTGAATCGTGTAAAACACGTGATGCAACCCCCGCTCAGCACGAACAAGCAGAAGTACTACCATCTCCTGTCGCTGGTGTGCGAAGACCTGCATACCTCGGCCGTTGACGCGCTAGTACGCACCGACCACGAAGCCTCGACGGCCACGCTCACGGCCGTGCGCCAGGGCCGCAAAATCGACCTCGTGCTGCTGCTGGATTTGGTGCGCATTGGCCTACCCGACTACGCTATTCCGGTCGAAGTGCTGCCGCTGCCCGTGCCGCAGCCATTGCCCATCGCTCAACCCCTGTTTCACTAATGGAAGACCGCGCCCCCTACGCGCCGGCCCTCAAGGCCCCGCGCAACCTCGCCGCCCCGCTAGCCGAGTGGCTACGCACCCAGGGCTTCACCGCTACCCAGCAGCACCACGACACCTTGGCGACGGTAGCCGCGCACTGGCTGGGGCCGGTGGGGGAGTGCTACGACTTCACCTATACCTGGGCGGCCGGCCCCGTGCCCGAGGCTACCTGCCAGTTGCGGGTGTCCTGGCTGGGTTTGTCCATGCAGCTTTTCACGGCCCAGCGTGCGCGCCGCCTGCGCGACGTGCGCCTACTGCTGCTGGGCAACGTGCGCTATGCTAATGCCCGCACCCTGACCACGCTGACCCATACTGCCCCGTAACCCTTTTTTCAGCATTCCCATGCCCGAAAACCCCACTGCTGACCCCATTACGCTTGAGCGCCAAGCCCTGCTGCAAGGGCTAGCCCAGCAAGCCGCCGCCTGGTGGCGCAACACTATAGCTGGCCCCGGCTACCTGAGCAAGTTCGACAACGGCGACCGTAGCCGGGCCGGCGAAACGGCCCAGGTGATGGCGAGCCTAGCCGCCCTGCGCAGCCCGCAGCCCAGCGCCGACAAGTTCGACCACTTCGAGCAGCTACTTACCGAGGCCCTGCTGACCCGGCTGCTGGGCAACCCCGAGCCGGCCCCGCGTGACCTCTCGCACCTGCAAGGCAACATGCCCGATTTCACCGCCGCCGAGTTGGAGGATATCCGCGCCCGCGCCGCTGCCAGTGCGGCCGCGTCCGTGGTACTAAGCGTGGACTACGGCCCCGAAGGGCTGCTGCGCCAGGTAGCCGAGTCGGTCGGCGTCGGGGGCTTCCCCTGGAAAACAACCATGTGGGTCTGCTGGGATACGCGCCCCGAATGCTGCTACGTGGAGGTGCGCGCCGGCTACGGCCGCGCCACCCAGCGCCTGCCCGCAGTAGGGGAGGCCCCCGCTCGCTAAGTCTCTCTTTCACCCTAATACCTTCTCTTTCATGCGCCTGAACACTACCCCCGACCCGCCGCCCGCCAAGCCCTGCATCCGCGACATGCACGAATTGGTGCACGTGGTGCTCACCGAGCCGCTGCTGATGCTGGCGCCCCTGCCCGAGTTGGCGCGCCGCCTGCACGAAGTGGTGGCCCAGCACCCCCGCTTTCGGGAAGAAGCCCCGCTGGTGCTGGCCGGCGAAACGCGCCGCCGCCGTCGCTACAGCGGCGCGCTCACCGTGGCCCACAGCCACGCCGAAGTTGCTTAATCTGCTAGCCGCCTACGCCTTCCGCTCTTTTCTATCCCTCACACCTACGCCCTGCTTTTCCCGATGTCCTTCCCCAAGCTTTCCCTCCAGGATGCGCGCACCGGCAAGCGGGTGCGGGTAGCCGCCTTCCAGCCCGGCGATGCGCTCGTGGCCCAGCCGCAGCCCATTTTGGGCTACTGCTACACCACCGAAAACAACTGGACGGTGTACGTGGCCGGCCCCATGCCCCCGCACCTGCGCACGGCCGTGGAAGAAGGCCACCTAGACCGCGAGGTGCTGCTGGTGGCCGAGCTGCCGGCCGGCATCCAGGAAATCACCCTGCCCGACCACCGCCGCGAGTTTCGCCTCCAAAAAGCTGCCTAACCCCGTTTTGCCATGACTGCCCAAGACTTTGCCACCGCCGGCTTCATCGACGAGCGCTTTCGCTACATCATCGCCCAGCTCGGGCAGCTCGTGCCCGCGCCGGCCCCGGCCCAGGCCGAGGTGGTGCTCTACAGCTACAAGAAGCTGGCCCAGGTGCTCGACGTGACGGTAGAAACCGTGAGCGCCTGGGTCAACAAGGGCAAGCGGGTGGAGGGCCGGGTGGTGAAGCTCCAGGTATTTCGCTTCACGAGCGAGCCCCGCGTGCCCTGGCCCGCGCTGCTGGCCTACGAGCGCGGCGAAGACTTTGACCTGGCCAGCCTGCCCGCGCCGCTGCTGCTGCCCCCGGCCGAGCTGGCCCCGGCTCCCGTGCCCAAGTCGCCCACTACGGTACCCGCGCCGATGCGGGTGGCTTCCTAGCCGGGTGCTCACCTGCTTTTTTCCTTCTGCTATGCCCAGTGAACTGCTTGCCGGGGCCGCGCCAGCCGGCCCCGTAGCCGGAGGTGCGCCCGCTGAGGTGCCCCCGGCCCCCGGTGCCCGCCGGGGCCGCCCGCCCGGCAAGGCTAGCCAGCGGCCCTTGCGCTGCCCCGTCAATCAGTTCACCGCCCACGACCGTCCCCTTTTTCTTGTTTAGCCATGAGTCCAGTCACCGTTTATTCCTCGGCCCCCGAAACGACGCAGCTCGCCTGCGCTTTCCAAAACGTGCGCCGCGCCGGCCACGCGCTGCTCGTGCAGCCCCTCTCGGCTAGGCCCGCCCCCAACCCGGCGCGCAAGCACCTGCTGCGCCTGCGCGACGAGCGCAACGAGGTGTACCAACTGCTTGCCAACGCGGGCCAGCTGCTGGACCTGTTCGAGAAAGGGGAGGTGCTGCTGGCCGCCGGCGAGGAGCAGGGCCTGCGCGCCGACCGCGACAGCCTGGAGGTGCGCCTGCGCGGGCTGCAAACGGCTATTCAAACGTTGGAAGGAGGCCCGAGCCATGTCTGAGGCCAAGAAAATCCACCTGGAGCTGGGCATCCCGGCCCACCACGCCGAGCTATTGCGGGTGTTGGTCCACAACCTCAACTACCAAGACGACGAAGACCCGAGCAAGTACACCGGCCCCTACGGCGTGGAGATTCTCGCTGAGGAGCCGTGCCTGACTAATGGCGAGCCCGAGGTCGAGTTCTCGCTCTGGTTCGACCGGCCCGCCACGGCCTATTGGTTTGCCCTGCGCCTGCACGAGGCCAAGGCCGCTTGGCTACTGCTGGCGCAGCCGGCGCCGGCCGAGTACCCCAAGTTTCTGTACTCGGCCCGCCTGGGCTACTGGTGCCGGCAGAACGCGCCGGGGTATTTCTGCCTTGCAGGTGACTCGCAGCTGCAAGTGCGCCGTGAGCGGGAGCAAAACCTGTTCGAGCCCGGCGAGTGGGCGCCCATCACGGAGGCGCAGTTCTTGGACGCCTACCGCACCGTGCGCGAGGTCCTGCACCAATTCGCCCTGTTGGCTGCGCCGGCCCACTACCTACGCCGGGGCCACACCACCAACATCTGGCTCTACCGCAATGCGGGCGCCTACGCGCCGAACCACCTGCGCCTGAACGCGTCGCAGGATGAGCACGGCCGCTCCTGGCAGCTGCTGTACGCCCGCGATGTGCGGCCGCAAGACGCGCGGCGCGTGGCTAGCAGCGAGCAGGAGTTCAGCCAGCAACTGGCGGCGCTGCTGGCCGATGCCGACGCCGTGGCCACGGGCCAGCTGGAAGGGGAGGTGAGCCGTGGCTAAGCTTTATGGTGTGCGTATCGATGAGATTGCCACCGGCACCGGCCGGATGGAGCTTATCGGCAAGCAGCAGCCCCTGCGGAGCCTGGAGGAAGTACGCGAGTTTCTGACTGCCTACTCCCAGGCCTGGCAGCAGTTGCTGCCGCCCCTGGCCGAGGTGATAGAGGAGCAGTTCGAGGCGCAGCGGGCCGCCTTGCAAGCGGAGCTAGGGCCGCCGCTGCCCGGCTCACGCAAATGCCTTTTTACCCTGCATCCTTACACGGACCCCGACGAGCAGGGCGGGGTCATCGAGCACGTGATTACGATTCTGGAGCTGACGGGCACGCTCTCGGCCCAGGGGCAGGAAGCACTGCTAGCTAAGAATGTACTCGTCTCGGTGTTGCGCGTGCGCCAGTGCCGGGTCTGCGGCTGCACCGAAACGGACTGCCGGCCGTGCATCGAAGCCACCGGCGTGCCTTGCCACTGGGTGGCCCCCAATCTGTGCAGCGCCTGCACGCCGCAGGCGGCCCCGCTGGCCGAGCAGCAGTGGGCACTCAGCTTCGCCCAGGCCGCCGTGGTGGAGCGGGCCATTGCGGCCCACAACACGCAGGCGGGACGGCAGCACGAGGAGGCGTTGCAGCTACGGGTAGTGCATCGCAACGAGCGCGACTACTTCGTCTACCTGACCGTGGCCAAGGGCGAGCGCGTGCAGGAAGAGGACTTGTTTCACCTAGGCTGGGAGGCGGGTAAGCTTTTCCAGCAGGAAGGGGGGGCGAACGGTGGCTAAGTCGAAAACCCCCGCGCTACCGCTCACGGCGGCCGGCACCCTGCCCAAAGCGGACGTGCTCGAGCGCTGGCGGGCCTTGCCCACCGGCCGCCCCATCGCGATGGAAGCGAGCCCGGCCGATGCCACCGGCAGCAGCTACGAAGGCGACAGCATTCGCCTCACCGGCTCGCTTCAGCACCTTGATTCGCAGCTCAGTAACCTCAAGGGCCTGCTGCGCTTCGAGAATACCAAAACCCGGCTGAGCATCGCCTTCTCCCAGCAAAAGAAGAAGAATACCCGCGAGCCGGTGCCAGACAAGTACGTGCTCTACCTGAAGGTGGTAGAGAAAGTGCGCACCACCCGGGCCAGGACCAAGGCCCCGCCGGCCCCGCCCGCCCGAGCTCGGGCTGCGCCCAAGGCCCCGCCCGCCGCCGTGGCCCCAGCTGCGCCCCCACAAGCGGTAGCCGAGGCGCTGGAGGCTCTGTTGGTGCTGGGCCAGAAGCGGCCCGAGGCCGAGCGGCGGCTGGCGCTGGTGGTCGCGGCGCAGGGCCCGGGCCTGGACTGCGCGGCCTACGTCACGCTGGCGCTCAAAGTGCCCTTGGCCAAAAAATAATTTCCTCCCCTTTCGTCTAACGAAGACACGCGGCGCCTGCCTCTTCCCGGTCGGCACAGGCGCCGTGGATGCCCGCTCAACGCGGGCCAGGGGAGCGCAGGGTCTGCAACCGCACGACTCGGGAGCCCAGCCGGGCGCGGCGGAACACCCGCCGCCGCACCGGGCTGGCCCCACCTTTTTGCCCTATTACCTACTCTCCATCCCTTTCCTGCCCTATGTTACCCGCTATTCGCACGCTCGCCAGCGCCAAGCTGGCCTGGCACCTACTGGCCGAAACCGTCGCGCCCGGCGCCGCGCCCACGACCCACCTGCGCGTGGTGAAGGGCGTGGCCAAGCAAGTGGTGCGCCGGGCTAAAAAGCTCCTCAGCAACGGGGCCAAGATTACGGGCGAGCTGATAATTCAGCTCGTGCGCCAGGCTACCCAGCGCCTGGCCAGCACGCCCACGCTCTGGAGCCAGGTGGTGATGACCGACGCCGGCGTGCCCGAGCTGCCGCCGCTCTACACCAACGGCGTGGAGCTGGGGCAGAAGCGCGGCCTCACCGACCGCACCATCCGCACTCACATCCAGGAGCTCAAGCGGGCGGGTCTGATTACGCGCAGCAAGTACCGGGGCACCAACGCCAGCTATTGCCTGTGGATTAACCCCGATTTCGTGTGGGAAACCGCCCCAGCGGCCTCAGAAAGCGCAAAAACGAGCCCGCCGGAAAGCGCTTTTTTAAGCCCGTCAGGTATAAATCTTCCGCTTATAGAGGTTCTAGAAACTACTAGAAGCTCGAAATCTGCAATTAGCCAGGTGGAAAAGTTAGTAACCGCACGCGAGGTCGGCGAGGTGGACAAAACTGGAATCCCCTTTACTGGAAGCGCAGGGCCGCAGCCGGGCTCGGAGCCGGGCGCTCAGACGTCGAAATCAGGGGCTGGCGGGGCCGGCGCGGCGCGGGCCGAGCGTTTCCTCGAAAAAGCGGCCGCCTGCGGCACCGGGGCCCGGGAAGCCGAGAAGCGCCGGCTCGTGGAATGGTTCTGGAGCTACGCCAAAGCCGTGATTTACAAGGGCAAGGTCTTCAACGCCGAAGCCGAGCGCCAGGCCAAGAACGCCATTTGGTTCGGCGTCTTTGGGGCCTTCAGCACCGGCGAGCCCGCCGACTGGGAGAAGTGGCGCCCGGGCTTGCAGCGCCGTATCGAGCTGGCCGGGGCCTGGCTGGCCCGCAACCCAAGCTGCTACCCGGCAGCGCCTTACGCCGAAGTGCTGGCCGGCTGCGGCTACTTCGACGCCGGCAACGACCGGGGCTTTGCCCGCACCCTGGGCTGGTGGCGTACCGAGCAGGCCCGCCAGCGCCAAGGTGCCGTGGAGCGCGCCCTCGACGAAGCCCTGACCGAGCTGCATCAGCGCCGCCGCCTCGACGCCGGCCAGCGCCGGGTGCAGGCCAGCCGCCGCGCCCGCCAAAAAGACCTGCTGGAGCTGCACCGCTTCCACCACACCAAGCTGGCCCGCCTGGGCGGCGACGACGCGCTGCTGCGCCTGGCCGCCCGCCTGCAAGCCGAACACATCCGGCTGTCCTAGTTATCCTTTTCTCAAAATAGTCATGTCCGTTACTGCCCCCAAACCCTCCGAATCCGGCCTCACCAAGTGCTGGGTGCTATTTCACAACCAAGCCAAGAAAACCTTCCGCTCGTACGACTCCAGCGGCCGCTACACCGTGGACGACCCCCGGGCCTACGGCATCCGGGGCCTCAAGAAAATGGTGGACCGCTGGGGCGCCAAGGTCGTGAGCAAGGCCATTCTCTACGACGTGGCCAGCGGCCTGCCCATCGAGCAGTTTCAAGATGGGCAGTGGGTGCCCGCCCAGGCATGAGGCTGCCCCACCTGGACCAAAAGATTCCGCTGTACTGGGGCGAGGCCCAGCAGCTGGCCGCCGCCATCGAGTGGGTGCTGACCCCGCAGCTGCTGCCTCTCGTGCGGCCGACTTTGAAGATGGTGCTCAGCTTCGGGCCGCTCACGCGGGTGGGTACGCGCCTGCTGGCCCGCCAGCGCCAAGAGGCGTGCCGCAGCGGCTCACCGCCGCGTAAGCCCCGGCTCTTTACCCTGCGCTACGACGAGATAGCGGCGCTGCTCGTCATCCTGCCCAGCGCCCCGGCGGCGGGCGCGGCCTGGGGCGAGGTGCACCGGGCCAGCCTGAACCTGGAGCGCTTCATTGCCTTCGACGCCTAAGGCCAGCGCGCCTAGCTGCCGAGCAGCAGGTGCAGTTGGTTGCCGAGCTGCAACTGCGCATTGACCAATTCGCGGCTCTGGTGCCCGCGCACGTACTGCATGAGCAGGTGCAGGGCCCGGGTAGTAGGGGGCTGGTTAGCCGGGCGGGCTAGCACCTGGCGCACGGCGCGGGCGCGAAGCATTTTGGCATCCATACAGAAAAAAGGAAGAGAGGTTGAAAAAGCGCGAAAAGGCAGCAAAGCTGCCTCAGAAAAAGCAGCAATATCGACCAATTTCGCCCAAGGCAGTGCAGCCCCATGTCAACTTTACTTTTTTGTCGCTCAAGGACTAAGTCCCGAAACGCCGGTAAGAAATTGTCGTGCCGGCTGCTCTTGGAAAGGTATATTTATTTCGCGGGGTAATGCTAGTTTTTATAGCGTAGGTTTTGCCCGTAGCTTTAGACTATTATCCCGTTCGCGTTCACCCTTTTCCTGTGGAGTACATCACCCTGCCCGTCGAGTCTCATGTTTTTCGCTTCCTGCTGGCCAACCAGGAGGAGGAGCATTACTTCCTCTCCGAAGCCGACCCCTTCGGCATGTACCTGCTACGCCTGCTCATCGAGAACCCCATCGAGCGCCGGCGCGACGAGCAGGTGGCGGCCTACCCCGAGCGCTGGCCGGTGCAGCTGGGCAGCTACGAGGCCTGGGGCATTGGGGAGCCCAGCGGGAAGGTAGCGTACCTGTTTAACAGCTACATCAACAAGTTTCTGCTACGCGACCTGCACGGCTTCGTGCAGCAGGCCGTGGAAGACGGCAAGCAGGCCAAGCACGCCATCCAGGGCTTCATGGTCAAGTACGGCCTGCGCGAGGAGGACATCCAGTTCGAGACCTTGCAGAAGTCCTGGCAGCGCTACTGGTCGACCCGTAAGAACAGCAAGAAAAAGCGGGTGAGCCTGACGGGGCAACTGCCACTGAAGGAGCTGGAGAAACGCCTGCTGAAGACGTCCGCTGCGGCCCCGCAGTCAGCGGCCCGGGCGGCGTAAAAAATCTCTAAAGCGTTTGTCCATTTTCTAAAGCGATTGTCCATTAAAAGTGCCCACTTTGTCCATTGGCTACCTCCCCTGATTTACCCGCGCTGAGCCAGGCTCCCAACCCGGGCCTGGCTGGCTACGTGGCCGCCTACTACCTGCCCCAGGCCGACCTGGCCGCCGACCCCGTGCTGGCGAGCCCCGGCCTGGTCTCGGCCGACTTGCAGCTGCTGCCCGGCGCGGGCTGGCGGGCGCTGCCCTACACCACCCACACGCTCAAGCTGGAGGAGACGCCCAAGACTGAGCGCGGCGTGACCACCTACCAGGTGCGCGCCACGGCCCAGCGCCCGCAGCCCAGCCCCGGCGTGCTGGCCACGCTGGCCAGCCTCGACCGCCGGCCGCTGCTACTCTTGCTGGTAGAGGCCGGCGGCGGGCGCCGGCTCGTAGGCTCGCGCGAGGAGTACCTGCTGCTGAGCACGACGGGGGAGGGGCAGAACCCGGCCAGCAAGTCGGGCCTGGAGCTGCGCTTCGAAGGCGCGGCCACCCGGCGGGCGCCCTACTACCAGGGCGCCGTGCCGGTGCTGGACGGGTCGGCACTGCCGCCGCTGGCCGGCACCGGCGGCTACGTCGAGATTCGCGACAAGCGGGGCAACCTCATGGCGCGCGTGCCGGCGGGCACGGTGGTGACGGTGGCCAGCGGCTTTCGGGTGGTGCTGAGCTACTAAGTCCTTTCCAGCGGCGAGCGGGGCGGCCAAGTTTGTACTATGGCTGTACTGAGCAAGCAGGAGTTTAAAGAAAAGTGGGGGGGTAAGTTCGCCGACAACACCATCCAGGACATCGACGAGGCGATGCTGCGCGACTTTCGCCAGGACATCGCCGATACGTTTGCCCACGTGGGGGCCATCAGTGCGCCCACGGCGCCGGACTACGACGCCGGGGCGATATACGCCAAGGGCGCGCTCGTGCTCTTCGGGCTACCTAACAAGTTGTTCTACCAAGCCAAGGTGCCGGGTCTGCTGCCCACCCCCACGCCCGTCGAGGAAACGGCCGAGTGGCTGCCGGTGGCCCCGCCACTCTCGCCGCTGCTGCCCTACCGCGAAATGCCGGTGCTGCAGGCGCAGGATTATAGTAGTAATGGCCTGCTGGAGCCGAGTACCTTATACCGCCTCACCGGCCGCGTGGATGCCGCTGGCGCGGCGCTCGATGACGTACTCGTGGCGGCAGTGAGCCGCCACCAGGTGGCGGGGGCAGATGCGTACGCCATCCATGTTGACCCGCAGACCCGCCAGGAGCAGCTGCTGGCGGTGAGCTACGAGCTGGCCACCGACATCACCTCGCCACGCACGGGCGGCGCAGTAGCGTTGCCTGTTTTCGTCGATGAGAACGGCAACATCATCGTTGGCGTCAACGCCAGCCACAGCATAGCTGGCAACTTCAACACCATCATCGGTGGCGAGGATTGCCATATTGACCACCCGGCCAGCTCGTTCAACTACATCTCCTCCAGCACCGGCGTGCAGATTCTAGCGGGCCGCGATAACTCGGTGAGCAGCAGGCGGGGCGGCACTATCGAAGGCGGCCGAAGCAACACCATCGTCGGCGGCGGCGGCGTCATCCCAGCCACTTGCTCCGGCGTGACGCTCATTAACTGCGCCGATTTCATAGCCCCGGCCGGGGTGAATGATGCCACCTACATCAACAACGTGCTGGTCGGGGGGAGCAGCGGCGCGGCGCGGGTGCAGCTCACCACCGAGCCGGGCCGGCGCGTGGCCGTGCTGGCCGTGGAGTCGAACCAGCTGGCCATTTCCAGCGTGCGCCTGTTCGACAATGCCAGCGCGGCCAACTTCCAGCTCAACAAGCGGGTGGGCGGCAACTGGGCTCCCGGCACGCAGCTGCCGCTGAGCAGCCTCAACGCGGCAATCAGCGCCCTGACGCCGGCCGAACTCACGGCGGGCGCGGAAATTGAAATCGAAACCCAGCAAACGGGCGAGCAGGCCAACCAATTTCTGGCCCTGTTCTCGCTCGCCGGCCGCAGCGGCACGCTGCTGCTGCTCGGTACCCGGCCAGCGCGGCGCGTCTACAACCCCGACGTGTCGCCCCAGCCGCAGCGAGGCTTGCTATTCAATGCCCCCGGCAGCACGCAGCAGCGGTTCTCCTTTCCCACGCCCGCCCTGACGGAGGCTACGCTGACCTTTTGGGTGCGGCGTAACCAGGCCTTCGATGCGGGCACGGAGTATTGGTGCGTGAGTGGCCGGCCGGCCACCAATGCGTACCTGACCGGCGATAGCTCTTTCAACCTGCTCTATTACAGCGATGGGGTGAGCTTCAGCACCTGCGCCCTGGGTATGCCCACGGGCCTCTGGAAACGCGTGACGGTTTTGCTCACCAACGTGGTAGCGGGCGAAATCACTATCAACGGCTCGTCGTCGGCCAGCGGCATCAGCGGCCTAGTCAACCTGGAATACCACGACGTGCGCCTGTATTCGCGCCACTTCAGTATCGACGAGCGCAACAACCGCACGGCCGCGCCCACCGACTCGCTGCTGGCCCGCTTCACCCTGCCTTACGACCTGGATACGAGTGTGCCGGTACTGGACGAGTCCGGCCACGGCGCCACGGGTACCCTTTCCAATTTCTAAGTTTAGTACAATGGCTTTTCTTACTTCCGCCCATAAGCACCTCGAATTACGCGTCGATGACGTGGTGCATGCCGAAACCCGAGTGGGCCAGGTGGCCCGCGTGTGGAGCCTGCACCACGAGCAGGACGATGCCGGGATATGCCGGGTCGAAATCGGCGTTAAACTGCTGCTCTTTAGCCTCGCTAGTAACGAGTTGAATGAGCGCCTGCCCGAAACGCGGTTTGTGACGTTGAAAACCGTGCTCAAGGGCAACAACGACACGCTGGTGGAGCACCGGACGGGCCGCATCCTGGCCATCCGCGACGTGCCGGGCAACGCGGGTACGGCCGTCACGCCGCATACGGCCGACTCGGCCGACTGGGGCGCGCTGTGCCGCTCCTTCGAGGTCGATACCATGCTGCAAGGCGACTGGTTCGAGGAAATTCGCGACGGCCGGGCCATCATCACCGGCGAGTGGATTGTGGCCAACCTGCAGCAGGCCTATCAGATGGGCCGCTTCTCCCAGCCATGAGTTTTCCCGCCTGGTGGCTGCTCGTGCCGCTCGTGGCGTTGCTGGCCACCGTCCTCTACCGCGCTAGCCGGCGCTAGCTCACCCGCCCCGACCGCCTTGGTCGGGGCTTTTTGCTGTCCTTTTTGCCGGCAATTGCCACCGGCAGCTTTGCATCGTCTTAGCTACCCACGATGCGCTCTACTAATCTGCTCGCCGTTATCCTCGGCTCCCCCTTCATGATGCAGCACCAGGCGGTGCTGGGCTACCTGCCCCAGGTGGCCATGCTGATGCGTGGGGAAGGCGTGCAGCAGCAGGGGCCGCTGGCCAAGCGCCGGATGCGCCCCACCATGATAGCCGAGCTGACGCCGGTCGGCGCCGCCACGGTGGCGGGCCGCAAGCGTGTGAAGGGCTACGACGAAGCGCCGGAAGGCTCGGTGGCCGTGCACTCGCTCAAGGGCGTGATGCTCAAGGATGACCAGATAGGGCTGTGCCAGGATGTGCCCGGTACGGCGAGCCTGGGCCGGGCCATGCTGGCGGCCGACGCCCACGAGAACGTGGTGGCCCACGTGCTGGCCATCGACTCGGGCGGGGGCAGCGTCGACGGCACGGCCGAGTACGGCGCCCTGATTAAGGGCCTGACCAAGCCGGTCGTGGCCTACTCCGATGGCATCATCGCCTCGGCCGCCTACTGGGCGGCCTCGAGCTGCGCCAAAATTGTGCTCAATAACAGCACGTGCGCGGTGGGTTCCATCGGCGTGATGTGCAGCGTGGCCGACTACAAGCCCATGCTGGAGAAGCTGGGCGTCGTGTTTCACGACCTGCGCGCCGATGACTCGGACGAGAAAAACGAGGACTTCCGCCAGCTCATGGAGGGCAACCACAAGCCCTACATCGAGAACGTACTCAACCCGTTGCGCGAGATGTTCGCCAGCACCGTGAAGGAGAATCGCCCGCAGCTCGCCACCAAAGAGGGCGAAAAGCTGCTGCACGGCTCCATGTATTTCGCCAACGCGGCCGTGGCCGATGGCCTGGCCGACGAAATCGGCCCCTTCAGCCGCGCCGTGGAGCTAGCCCTGGAGCTAGCCGAGGCCGGCGACCCCACCACCGGCGCCGCCGGCGGCAACTCTGCCACCACTTCAACCCAACCCCCCATGTTCGGGAAAAACAAATTTCCGGCCGTCGCCGCACTGGCCGGCCTTTCGGGCGCTGCCCTCACCCCGGAGCTGGTATCAGCCGCCAATGACGAGCTGGAGACTGCCGGCATTTTGGGCGCCGCCCTGGTGACGGAGGCCAGCCTTACTACGCTGCAAAACGACAGCACGGCCTGGAACGCGGCCCACACGGCCCTCGAAGCCGCCGGCGCGACCGACGTGGTCGCCCTGGCCGCCGACCGCGACAAATACAAGGCGGAGGCCGCCGCCTTTGGCAATCAGCCGGGCGTGCTGCCCACCAGCTCTACCAAGACCGGCACCGACGTGGCCGAAGGCGGCGATGCCAACGACAAGCTCGTGAACGACCTGCACGAGAAGATGCTCAACGGCTAGTGCCCTAGTATTCCTTTTTATCAACGTTTTAAGTTACTACCGATGGCCTTAGAAACCGCCGACATCAAAGCCCAATTTGGGGCTTACTACCTCAACAACGGCCAGAACCTGGCGCGGCTCTACGAGCTGCTGCGCCGGGCCACGTCCACGGAGGCCATGTTCTCGCCCATCAACACGGACGATACCATCTGGCGGGCGGCTAAGTCGCTCTACACCCGCGTGGTGCAGCCCTTCCAGAAGGCGTTTACGCCCCTGGCCAGCGTCACGTTCGTGCCGGTGGAGATTAAGCAGTTCAAGATTAAGGTCGATGCCCAGGAGTATCCCGACGACCTGGAGGCGAGCTGGCTGGGTTTCCTCGACGGCGAGGATATTGACCGCAAGGCCTGGCCCTTCGTGCGCTGGTACACCGAGCAGTACCTGATTCCGCAGATTAAGCAGGACATCGAGCTGCTCGAAATCTACCAGGGCGTACGCGTGGAGCCCGTCAACGGCGTAGCCGGGGCTGCTGGCACGAGCCTGGACGGTCTGAAAAAAACCATCAACAGCCACATCAACGCCGGCCGCATCACGCCCATCGCCACCGGCGCGCTGGAGACTGAACCGCTCGCCTTCGTTGACCAGATGGAGGAGTGGGCCGACGGCATCGACAAGGCTTACTGGAACATTCCCATGATTCTGGGCGCCTCGGAAACGGTGGCGCGCCGCTTCTTACGCGGCCAGGAGCGCAAATATGGCAAGAACACCGGTGGCGGTGCCCTGGGCCTGACCATCAACAACACCAACATCACCCTGGCTGGCCTGCCATCGCACCAAAACACCGACAAGTTCTGGTGCACGCCCAAGGCCAACGCCGTGATGCTGCGCAAGCGCATCCAGAATCAGACGAAGGTGCAGGTGGAAAATGTCGACCGCCTGCTCAAGTTCTTCACGGACTTCAGCATGGGCATCGGCTTCATCATCCCCGAAATCGTCTTTACCAACGACCTCGACCTGGTCTAGGCTAAGGCGGCGGCCGGCCCAGCTCTACGGAGCGGGTCGGCACGTCGCACAAGGGTACGCGTGTTTTTCCACCAGTAACTAATTGCCACTCATGGCTGAAGCAACCAACGAGGCAGCGCTACAAGAGCAGAATGCCCAATACAAAAAAGACCTGGAGAAAGCCCAAAAGGCGCTCACGAAGGCCCAGGAGGTGCACGAAAAAGAGGTGACTACCCTTAAGGAGGAGCATTCTAAAGAGGTAGTGGCGCTGCAGGAAAAGGCGACGGAGCTGCAAAACCAGCTCACCGACGAGCGCCAGCGCTCGGGTGATTTGGCCGCCGACCTTAACGAGTCGGAAAACCTGACTGAAGAGCTGCAAACCAAGCTCAAGCGGGCCGAGACTATCCAGGCCGAGAGCGATACGCTCATCGTGTCGGACGGCACCGACGACTATAAAGTGCTGCTCAAAAGCTTCAAATTCAAGGGCCAGGGCTACAAGGCCGAGGAGCTGAAGGATAACGAGGTGTTCGTGCAGCAGCTTGTCGCCGCCGGCGTCGGCTTCCTGCAAAAAATTAAGGCCGGGGAGTAGGCGCTCCCCGGTTCATTCATTCACTTTTAAGGTAAGGAGCCGCACGCATGGCCACACTTAACAACTTGCCCGGTACCGGCGGTAAAGACAACCAGCCGGGCCTGAAGGGCCTCATCTACCTCGCGCCGGAGGACTGGTTTTCCTCCATCAAGGAGCTGAAGAAAACCGAGGAGCCCGGCGACTCGGTCACCATCGACGGCTCGCACACCTTCCTGCCGGGCAAGGGCTTTCTGACGGCCTACGCCACCCAGGACACGGCCGGCCTCAAGCTCGACCCCACCGGCGAGCGCGACAGCCGGGGCTACAAGGCCGGCCTGGAGTTTTTCAACCCCGGCAACACGAAGGAGGCGGCCGAGTTCATGCGCATCGTGAAAAACACGAGCTGCATTATCCTGGTCAAAACGCCCGATGGCGTGGTGCAGCAGGTGGGCGGCAAAGACCTGGGCGCCGAAATCGTCGGCAGCTGGGACTCGGGCAAGCTCTCGGGCGGCAAGCGCGGCACCATGTTCAAGGCCGAGGCTTATCAGCAGGGTAATCAGTTCTACGAGGGCGACATTGCCCTGCTCGACGGCAGTAAGGTCAACGCGGGTACCGGCGTGGTAACGCCGGCCCCGACTACCACCACCTAAGCCCATGCTACGCCCCGAGGTCGCCGCCCTGTTTGCGCTCACCAGCCACACCACCCGGCTGCACGTCGTGCGCCTGGGCCGGGACGTCGACCTGACCCAAATCAGCGTCGAGGAGGCCGAGGAGCTATTGGCCCTTCCAGGTGGTTTCGAGTGGCTGCGGCGGAAGGCAATGCCCGAAAACGAAGCGAGCCCGGTGGCTGTCACCACCAGGCCCGCCAGGGCAAAAAGGAAAAAAGCGAGCACGTGAGGAGGAGCTTGGAGGAGCAGGAAGCTCGCTTTTTTCGGCGCCCCGACCAATGGTCGGGGCGCTTTTTTTTGTCCTTTTCCCCAGCAAGATACAGTGCCAGGTTTGCATGGTGAAGGATATACGGGAGTGGCTGAAAAGCGGGCTGGATTACGCCCAGGGCGTGGCCCTATATGAAAGGTTTGGTAAGAGTCGCATCGTACTCAATGCCTTACGGCGCGGGGCTAGTGACTTTACGCGCCAGAAGCTGCGCGAAGAATTAACCAAGCTCAGCCAGCAGGACGTAGCGCCACCGGCACGTGCATGTGTCGTCGATACATCGGTCAAACGGGTTGATAAAACGCCGAATCGTGTGCCTGTCAGCCCCCGGGATGGCCAGGTAGCTAGCTCAGCAGTTGAGCACCCCGAGCGCCGCACCTGGTACGCCAACCGGGCTTATGCTCACGCCCAGTTGGAGCTAGTGGGCACCGATGCTGAGCGGCGCGAGCTGGCCACCAGCATCCTGGCTGCATCGGAGCAAATAACGGCCAGCTACCGGGCCATGGAGGCCCCAGCCGACGTGGCGCCCGGCCCTGACCTGGCCGCGCTCACCGACGAAGGGGAAGTCCGCCGGCTGCTGGCTAACCTGCGCCCGCAGCGCAGCAAACTGAAAAACCGCCCCGACCGCGCCAGCGACCTGGCCCGGGTAGTGGCCCAAATTACCCTGTTGGAAACGAAGCTGAAGACCTGTGATGGAGACTAATCCGAACTATACCCCCGACACTGAAACGGCCCTGGACCGCATCCGGGCCTCGTTTTTCTCCGATGAGGAAGACCCCGACGCCCAATTGAGCCCGGCAGAGCTGGACCAGAAGGGCCAGCTCGTGTGCGCCCACGCCAACCGCACCGAGGGCAAAAGCCTGGAAAAAACCGTGAAGCTGCTCATCGCCCGCTACGGCGTGAGCCGAGCCACGGCCTACCGCCGGTGCCGCGACGCCTCGGTTTTGTTTGCCGACGTGACGCGCACCCACAAGGAAGGCGAGCGCCAGATTGTGTACGAGATGGCCCAGCGCGCTTACCGCGATGCGGCTAAGCTCGGCGACCCCAAGGGTATGAACGGGGCCATCGCCAACATGATTAAGCTCAAGCGCCTCGATAAGGAGGACTCGGCCGCGCTTACGCCCGACCTGCTGGGCGACAAAACCTACTACCTGCAGGTAGGGCAGGGGAGTGGTAAGGGCCAGAAGGTCATTGACCTGGGGCAGTTGGAGCACCTCGACGAGGGCACCTACGCCGAGGTAGTAGACGCCGTGGAAAGCTCGGATTTGCCCCTGGCAGGCATGAGAGCCCTGTTGTTGGAAGCTAGAGAGGAAGGAGAAGAAGATGTCGACGACGAACGCGCCGCAGGTTAAGCCCCTGCACTTCAATCGGCCCCAGCTGCGGTTTATGATTAGCAAGCTGGCCAGCGCGGTTTCGCTCTGGAGCCGGGCCACGGGTAAGAGCACGCTCATTGCCTGGCTCATGCACCTCATCGTGACCAAGATGCCGCGCTCGTGCTGGGCCATCGTGGGCTCGACCTACGCCCAGATTCTGACGCGCACGCTGCCCTCGACCATCGCGAGCCTGGAGCGGCTGGGCTATTTGAAGGACGTGCACTACTTCATCGGGCGCAAGCCACCGCAGGGCTGGGGCTGGCCCGAGCCCTACCAGCGCCCGGTCCGCTACGACCACTTCATCATTTTCTATACCGGGGCCGGCTTTCACCTCATCAGCCAGGACGGCAACGGCAGCAGCTCGCGCGGCGTGAACCTGGACGGCTACATCGGCGACGAGGCCCTGCTGCTCGACCGCGAAAAGCTGGGTACGGACGTGATTGCGGCCAACCGGGGCAACAAAGATTACTGGCCCGGCTGCCAGCTGCACCACGGCAAGTTTCTGTTCAGCTCGATGCCCTGGGGCGATACGGGCAAGTGGCTGCTGGACGAGGCAGCCTACTACGAGCGCGACGGGCAGAATTTCGGCCTGGTGCGCGAGCGCCTGATTGCCTTGCAGCTCGACTTCGTGGACAGCCGCTCGATGAAGACTCGCGAGCAACTCTACGAGGAAATTCTGGCCCTCTCGGCCCAGTTGCGCTTTTACCCCAACCAGGCGAAGCTCAAGCGCGGTGATAAGCAGGTGGCCAAGGGCATGCTCTACTCGGAGGCCAACATCTTCGATAATATTCAGAACCTGGGCATTCCGTACCTGGAAGAGCAGCGCCGCGAGCTATCGGATTTCATGTTTTTGATTGAAATCCTGAATCAGCGGCCCAAGTCGGTGGAGGCGGGCTTCTACCCCAAGCTCGCGGCCCACCACGCCCAGGAGTGCCCCGATAACGCTTACGTGGCTGGCCTGGAGTTCAACCTGAGCCGGCTCAGCGTGCACGATAGCCGCATGGACGGCGACTGCCGGGCCCACCAGCCCCTGCGCATGTCGGTGGACTGGGGCGCCACCATCAGCACCATGCTGCTGGCCCAGGTACACGCCGACGTGAGCGAGTACCGCTTCCTCAAGGGCCTGTACGTGAAGCATCCCAAGCTGATTAAGGACCTAGCCAAGCTCTTCACCACCTACTACGCCTACCACTTGAACAAGGTGGTGGAGCTGGTTCAGGATAACGAGTGGGGTAACCGCCGCGCCCCCGACGCCAAGCTGACTTACAACGAGCAACTCATCGAGGAGTTGCGCGACGCCGGCTGGCGGGTGCGCGTCATCGACCAGGGCCGGGCTCCGGACTACGCCGTGCGCTACAAGCTGGCCATGGACCTGCTGGGCGAGGCCGATAGCCGCCAGCTGCGCATCCGCTTCAACAAGGTCAACTGCCGCGACGTGCTCACGGCCTTGAGCATGGCGCCCCTGCGCATCGGTAGCAAGGGACAGACCGAGAAGGATAAGCGCAGTGAGCAGCGCAAGACCACGCCGGCCCAGGAGGCCACCCACTTCACCGACAACGTGGACCTGCACTTCGTCTCAATTGACAAGTACGTGGCCAAGGCAGCGGGCAGTGGGCATGGCCTACTCATCGTCAGTGCCTAGTGGCAATTGCCGCGAGATGTAACACGAGCTTTCCTCACAAAACCTAAAAACCCTCTTCCCAGCACGGGAAGAGGGTTTTTTCATGTCCGGCCCGGGGTATATCCTTTTGGTGCCCCCTGGCAATTGCCAATTGGGCAACAGTGCACGTTGGGGTCTTCAGCGACTAAATGAGACGAAAAAGTCCCGAAAAACCTAAAAAATGGCCTTCCTGCTATCGCCAGGGCACTTGGCTGTGAGACTGGTATCATTCGCTGGCCGGCCAGCGGGTTTGCCAGTCGTTTTGCTGTCCTTTTTGCGCAGGGGCACCTAGCCCAGTTTTGCAGCGGAGATTAGCGAAGAGGAACAGTGGAGACGATACGACTAGCGGATGCGCTGGCGCGAATGGAGGCGGCTAAGGTGCCGTTTACCCTGCGCTTTGTGACCTATGATGCCGGCAGAAAGACGGGCGGCCGTGTGGTCGAGTGGGAAAACTGTCGTTTGGCAGCAAAAAGCGAAGGACATCCTTATCGCTACCCCACACGCAACCTGTTAGTAGGGGAGAGTTTAGAGCGCCGCAAGGTGCACATCTGGCTGCTGCTGGCCCTCGACGGCCAGCGCATTATGCTAGGGTAGAGGAGTGCCTGGCCGGCTAGGGAGTCGGCAGGATGGAGGAACGTGCAGGAGAAGATTTTATGCGAGTAGTTATTAGCCCAGATGGGCGTTTCGGCCACGTCGATGGCGGCGAGACCGTGTTCAAGCTCAACGCCGGTGTCAGCGGCCCCAGTGGCGGCAGTGGCGCCGGCAATCTGCCGGCGGCCGAGCCCACCTCACCTCAGCGCAAGCCCGAGGGCGGGGGCCTTATCTCGCCCTGGGGCGAGGACAACCTGTTTCCGCAGGCCGTGGTCAAGGACATGGAGAAAAACACGGTGTTGCCCGCCGTGCTGGAGCAAAAAACGGCCACTATGTACGGCCAGGGTATCGCCTACGGCATCATTGCGGGCGTCGATAAGAGTGGCGCCAAGCAGTTCGAGGGGCAATACGTGCCCGAAATCGAGGACTTTTTGGAGGGTTCCAACGTGGCGCGCTACGCCTTCGAATGCCTGAAGGATATCAACATCTTCGGTAATGCTTTCCCCGAGCTGATACTGAGCAAGAACCGGCAGAAAATTGTCGGTATTGCGCTTCAGGACGCAGTTTGGTGCCGCTACGGCATCCCTAAAAACGGGGTGGTGGACTACGTCTACCTCAACGCCAACTGGCACGACGGCGGCTCGGCCACCGACCCGGTGCTCACCACCAAGATTCCGCTTATCGACCCCTACTACGACGCCGTGGGCAACCTACGCGCCCGTACCGATAGCTTCAATTACTGCTATCCGCTCAGCATCCCTTCGCCCGACAAGGCGCTCTACCAGCTCGTGGCCTGGAACTCGCTGCGCCGCTCGGGCTGGCTCGACGTGGCCGCCGCCATTCCCGAGTTCAAGAAGATGCTGTTCAAAAACCAGCTTAGCGTCAAGTACTTGGTGGAGATTCACTCGTCGTACTGGAACTGTAAGTACGGCGAATGGGATGCGCTACCCCAGGAGGAGCGCACGCGCCTGCTCTCGGAAGAGCTGACGACCTTCAACAACGTCATGAGCGGTACCAACGGTGCTGGTAAGACGGTGATGTCCACTACGTACACCGATAAACTCACGGGTAAGGAGTTCTCGGCTTTCAAGATTACGGCCATCGATGACAAGCTCAAGGACGGCATCTACATCGAGGACTCGCAGGAGGCCAGCAGCCACATCTACACGGCCGTGGGCTACGCGCCGGCCCTAATGGGCGTCTCGCCCGGCAAGGGCATGGGGGGCGGCGCCGGCGGTGGCTCCGAGCCCCGGGTGCTGTTTTCCAATTTCATCAGCACCGCCCAATTCCACATGGACTTGGTGCTGGAGCCGCTCAACCTGATTGCCCGCTACAACAACTGGACGGTGGGCGGCAAGCCCATCCGCTTCAAGTTCCTGCCGCCCCTGGTCATGACCGAAGCCACGGCCAACACCCCCTCGGCCGACCCGCAGCAGCAGTCGAAATAATGGAGCTGATACCCCAACCTACCGGCTCCTACAAATGCACCCAGTGCTGCGTGGCTATGGTTGCCGGCGTCACGCTGAAGAAGAGCATCAAAGCCTTCGGTCTGGAGCACGCCACCAACCTCTACGCCATGCGCAACGCCCTGAAAAAGCTGGGCTACGTGGCCGCTGAGAAATACGAATCCTTCGGCCGCAAGGAAAAGCGGCTGCCGCGCACCTGCATTCTGCGGCTCAAATGGCCTAAGCAGAAGCTGGGCCATTGCGTGGTCTTCCACAAAGGCGAGGTCTACGACCCGGCGGGCTACGTGCTGGACTGGTCGGACTTCCTGGCAATGAATTGCGACGCTTTCATCACTTACCTCAGCATCAACCCCGCATGAGCCTGATTCGCACCATCGACCAATTCTGCGCTCATGTGCGGCTGCAGGCTAGTGGCACCCTACTCGAAAACCTGGAGCCCGACCTGCGCGTGGCCGAGCGCCGCCACCTGCGCCCGGTGCTGGGCGCGGCCCTCTACAACGAGCTAACCGCCTTGAGCAACGGCGACGTGCAGGCGGCGCTCGACGACTCGGCCAGCGCCACCGGCGGGCTGCTGCGCCTGGTGCACGAGGCGCTGGCCAACCTGGGCCTGCTGGAGTACTTGCCACTCAATCAGTTGCAAATCAACGACGCCGGCGTGTACGTCGTCAACGGGGGCTCGCGGCCCTTCCAGTGGCAAATCGACCAGCTCAAGGCCAGCCTGCGCGGCAAGGGCTACAACGCGCTGGAAAGCGTGCTGGAGTACCTGCAGGCCCACCTCGCCGACTTTCCGGCCTGGGCCACGTCGCCGGCGGCCGTGCAGGCCCGCGAGCAGCTCCTGGCCTCAGCGGCCGAGTTTACGCGCCACTACGATATCGCCGGCTCGCGTCTCACTTACCAGGCCCTGCTGGCCACCCTGCGCAAGGTCGAGCGCTTCGAGCTGGAGCCCGTGCTCAGCTTCGAGTACCTGGGCGAGTTGAGGGCCCAACTCGTGGCCGGCGCCGTATCGGCCGACAATCAGGTCGTGCTGGAGCGCTTCCTGCGCCCGGCCCTGGCGCACCTGGTCGTGGCCGCCGCCATTCCGGAGGTGGGCCTCACCTTCAACGGGAGCGCCCTGGAGCTCAACATCTTCCGTCCCGACGACGCCAACGCCAAGGAAGCTGACGCCAGCCTCGACCAACTGCTGAGCCTGAAAATGAGCAAGGCCCGTGCCGATGGCCTGGTCTTCCTGACGCAGCTGCGCCGGCACCTGAACCTATACGCCTCGGGCATCCGCTTCGCCACCTACTTCAATTCCAGCGCCTACACCGACCCCCAAGCCCCGCGCCTGGTGGTGCGCACGGCGCCCGATTCCCCCACCATCTTTTTCGGCTAGTTATGCCCCACCTCCCCACTACTACCGGCGGCGGCCAGGACTTGATGCTGGCCGTGGTCATCATGCTTTGCTCGGGCCTCTCGGCCCTGGTCGGTTGGTTTATCGTGCGCACCCTGAAAAGCGTCGAGGATGCCATCCAGGCCGGCAAGGCCGAAACCACGGCCCTGCGCACGGAGCTGGCCACCGTCAAGGCCGACCTGAAGGGCTACGCCAACCAGGTCGAGCGCCAAAGTGAGGAGCTAGGCAGCCTCAAACGCGCCTACGTCGTGCTGGAGCGCGCTTTCAGCGCAATGGACAAGTGGCTCTACGGCCAGCACGTGCTGGGCAAGCTGCCCCAGCCGCCCGACTTCCGGGCTTCTGCAACCCCTGACTAATCAGCATTTTACCTTTTTTCTTATGCGCGCATTCCTGCACAACCGCAACCCCCAAAACCTGGCCTGGCACCAGCTGCTCTACGGCTGGCTGCTCCGCCACAACGAGCTTCATCTGGCCCTGCTGCTGGCCTTGCTGTGGTACCCCATCCAGCTGGCCTTCGCCTGGTACTTCCCCGACGCGGCGCCCCTTAGCTCCACCCAGCTCCACAAGGTGCTGCTCACGGCCCTGGTGTTCGTTTCCGGCCACGGCTTTCTCTGGCTGGGCCTGCGCTTCAACCTGCCCATCCTGCCGCGCTGGCTCAAAAAACGCTTTACCACCACCTTCTTATCCCTTACCGAATGGCAAAAAATGCAATTCTTCGCCTTCTTGTGGTCAGCCTATTTGGTCTGCTGGGCACTCATCTGGCTTGGGGCCAGCCAAGCCGCCTAGCTTCTACGCCGCCGGCGCCGGCCGTGCGCCAGGCCAACGCGAAGCGCATCCTGGACTGGGAGCGCTCGCAGCTCTACGTCCGTGAGCATGGCTACAACCGGGGCGCTGAGGTCGAGAGCTACCAACGCACCACGGGCAACGCCCCGGGCAGCGAGTGGTGCGGCTCGTTCCAGGCCACGGCCAACGCCCGCTGCAAGCTGCCCTTCCCGAACGCGGCCGGCGGCGCGCTACTGGTTCCTGCTCACGAGCCCGCGCACGCTGTTTTTCCAAGGCGTAGTGGGCAGCGTGGACGCCATTGAGCCCGGCGACCGCGTCGGCTTCTGGAGCCCCAGCGCCCGGCGCATCGGCCACATCGGCGTTGTCGAAACCAAGACCCGCAACGGATTTGTGACTATCGAGGGCAACGTCAAGTCCGGCGTCAACGCCGGCGTGCACCGTCTCAGCCGGGGCCGGGGCGAAATCCACGCCGCTTCCAACTGGAGCTACTAGTCTATGAAAACCGTGTGCCTCCTTGCCCTGCTGCTGCTCAGCGCCTGCGCCGTGCAGCCGCCCCACCTGGCCCAGGCCCCGCGCCCGGCCCGCCACCAGTACCGGCACGCCCAGCGCCATCACGCCCGGGTGCGGCCGCATCTCAAACCCTTTTATCTGCCCTGGAATTGAAAAACCTCTACGGACTACTCGTGGTGGCCAGCCTGCTCAGCAGCTGCGCCACCGAGCAGCGCATCCCGGCCGCCTTCGATACGAAGCTGGACTCGGCGCTCACCGCCGCCGGCGTGCCGCCCCTGCGCAAAGTGAAGTTCACCGGCCCGGTAACCTTCCAGGTGGGCACTGGCAACGTGGCCACGGCCATCACCAGGGCCAACGCGCCGGTGGCCGCCGCCCCCCATGCCACGGCCGCCAAGGTCGAAACATCGGTACCCTGGCCGGTCTACGCCGGTGGGGCCTTGTTGCTGGGGTTGGGTGGCGTTATGCTACGCGGCAAGCTGCCTTTCTGAGGCAAAGATTTACCCATGAAAAGAAGCCCTGGCCAGCAGCCGGGGCTTTTTTATTCACTAAACCTCGGCTTCGTCAGCCGGGAATAAGGAGGCAAATATATCGCGGGAGGATGCTGTGTCGCATAACCTATTTAAGCCGGGTGTATGGCGGATGTGAATAATTCACAAAGCATTGACATTTTATTGGTTATAAAGACTAGGGTTCTGTATATTGGTCGCGAGTTACGCAAGGTTTTCCTTGTGTGACTCGCTCACTCTCACCCCCTAAAACTATGAGAAAACACCTACTGCTAGTGCCCGGCTTACTTTTTATGCTAGGCGGCACAGCAACCTGGGCTCAACAAGTCCCGACTGCGCCACCATTGCCAATCCCCAGCGATTCTCTGGTGGAACTGGATAGGATGCTAGCCCGGCCCCTTACCACGGCAATTGTCACGCAAGACGCGTACGATAGGATTGTCTATCAGCAGCAGGTGAAGACCAGCGGTATGGCAGTGCAACAGGGTAAGACGCTGGGCACGAGCATTACGGCCGATGACAAGGGAGGTACCCTCAATGTGGGCTCCTTTGGCATCGGCCGAGCAAAGAGAGTGGCTGTGCAAGGCACGGTCAATTACAAGGCAGAAGACGGGTTCGTAAAGCTGTTTGTAAACGAGAAGTATCAAAAAACACTCAGCTTTGGCGGTACTGCCCTCTGGTTTAGAGCCCCTAAAAAATCATTCGCTGATGAAGACCGGCAAAAGCTGCATAATAAGTTGCGTAAAGAGCGCAAAGAGGATGCTGCGTACTGGTCGGCTGAGGCGAATGATGCTCGCTGGAAGCTAGCCTACACCGAGTACAAGGGAAAGCTTGCGAGTTTTCGCAAGTACCGTAAGCTTTTTGGTCAGTGGCTGACCGATGGCCTCGATAATACGGTCCTGCAGGCTTATTTACGAGATGGAACATTCCCCCCGATGGGCGCTGACAGGTTGAGGTGGTATGATAAGACGGGTAAGAATCTAGGTAGGGAAGACACAGATGATATGGCGGCACAGGAGCTTTATCTCAAGTACTTGAAGGTAGAGCAGGATGTCCTTCCCCTGCTTGACGTAGACTTGCCGTATTCTACTAGAACGCTGCCTGAAAAGAAGGCCATGCCTAAGCAGAAATGGGCGTCATTGACCTACCAGGAAGAAGTTCAAAGGCTAAAGGACTTACTCGTATTTAGTGGCGACTCTGCTCAGTATACAGAAGCTTGGCTGACGAAGCGACTAATGTTGTATTGGCTGGAAGCCGACCGCAAGCGGCTCAGTGCGCGTGCGAGCCGCTACGATTCCCTGCAGCATAAAGTGAATTGGACTGGGCAAACCCGGTTTTGGACGAGCCTCTCTGTTTTCTACAACACGGTCAAGCAACCCATCTTTTCAGCCGCTAATAAGAAGCAGACCTACGCGGATGAGATTGTAGATGACTACTTTAAAGGAGAATTGGCCATGAACTGGCTCTGGGAAACGGGCGTAGTTAATTCGTACGTTTCGGCTGGGGCTGGCCTGGATAACATGCTCGTGTTTTCTAAGAAAAATCTGCTTACCTATCAAACGAGTAGCCGACAAGCGACTGGCATTGGCAATGATTCTGCCCTGGTTGTAACGCAAAAGCAGCTCTACGCGGCCGTGCCGCCGGGGGGCTGGTACGTAAATCCCCACGTGCAAGCGGCCTTTACGGTGCCGCAGTGGCAGAATGTGGGGCTCTCGCTTAGTGCGGATTTTTTAGTGAATTTAACCCAAGCCAAGGCGCAGAACCAATACAGCTACCGAGCCGGTATTTTTATTCCCGTCCAGACCACCAAAAGTACGCTGCTACTCATGCCTCAAATTCGGTGGAAAAATACCGACCAGCCAAACCCCTGGACGTTTGGATTCAGCCTAACGGCCTCCGTGCCAGGGCTTTTAAAATAAGTCATTTTGCAGAGTGTAAAGCCCCGCCGGAGCCAACCGGTGGGGCTTTTTGCTGTCCTTTTTGGCGGCAATTGCCACGCGCAGCTTTGTGGCATGCACGAAGTAGAATGGAATAAGCAGCCCAAGGAAGTGGCCGCGACGTGGGACGAGCTGAGCCTGGTCCAACTGCCCCGGGTGGTCGCCATTTTGTACGGTAACTATACCGATGTCAATCGGCAGCGTATCGAGTTGCTGGAGGTACTGCTGGGCGTCAGCCGCCCGCTGCTGCTGCGCCTCACACCGGTGCAGCTACTGGAGATTTTCTGGCTCACCGACTTCGTGCTCGCGGCGCCCGTGGCCCGCACCTTGGTCGTGGCCCCGGCCCTGCGCCCGGCCCGCTTCCGGCCCACCTACTACGCCCCGGCCGACGAGCTGGCCAACGTGAGCTTCCTGGAGTTCGCCTTCGCCGATGCCTACTTCGTGGCCTACTGCCAGGGCCGCGACCCGCAGTGGCTCCACCACCTGCTGGGCGTGCTCTACCGCCCCCAGCGCGCCCGCTACCGGCCCCGCGCGGCCGACTACGGCGGCGACCGCCGCGCCGATTTCAACGAGCACCTCATTGAGCGCCACGCCGCCCGGCTGGCCCGGCTGCCCGAGGCCACCAAGCTGCTCGTCTTTGCCTGGTACCAGGGCTGCCGGCACGCGCTGGAGCAGCGCTACCCGCACGTGTTCACGCCGGCCAATCAGGAGCAGGCCAAGGCCCACCCCGATGGCTGGGCCTTCGTGCTGCGCGAAATGAGTGGCCAGGCCTTCGGCTCGTTCACCGAAACCGGCCGCCAGCCCGCGCACCAGGTGCTCTCGAAGATGAATGACGACATCGCCCGCGCCGAGGAGCTGCGGCGCCAGGAGGAAGCCCAACACCACACCACCAACTAGTTCATGCGTTTAACTACCTACAACCAGCTGCTTAGCGAGCTGGCCCGCCGCCACAAGGCCATTGCCGCCACCCCCGAAAACGGCCGCTTCCTGCGCATTTTTATCTCGGCCGACCCGGTGCAGAAGCAGGTCGACCTGATGCAGTTTCAGAGTAGCATGCGCTCGGCCCTCAAGGCGCCGGCGGGGCAGCCCTTCCTCGTGGCCGAAAACTATCAGGTGGACTACGGCGACAATCAGGGCGACTACTTCAGCCGCGAGTTTCGCGGGGCCTACCTGGTGCTCCAGCGCGCCGAACTCAACAACTACGCCGCCCGCGACGAGGCCATTGCTCACTGCGAAACCATCGCCGAGCAGCTGCTCGGCGCCTTGGTGGTGCAGTTGCGCGAGGAGCACGCGGCCGATATCAGCGTGCGCGATGCCTGGCTCGAGCACATCGGCCCGCTCAGCGATTTAAGCGTGGGCGTGCGCCTGAGCTTCACCTGGAGCGAGCCGGCTGGCGACGAGTTAGTATTCGACGAAAACCACTTTACTGCTTAACCGATGGCCGGCGAACGCTTAAGTAAAATCACCATCCTGGCTAGTTTTTCCCCCAACGACATGGTGCGGGCTAGCCAAACTACCGAGGTGCGCCTGCGCCTGGGCGGGGTCTGGATGAGCTACTACCGGGGGGCTTACACCCAGCAGCATCAGTTCATCGTGCCCGACCCCGATGACGTGCAGCGCGCCTACGTGCAGCAGGCCGTGGATAACTTCCTGGCCCTAATCAAGCTCGACATTCAGTCGCGCGGGCTGCCCTACGTGGTGTCGGCCTCGCGCGACCTGGGCAACGACTTATTCACGGGCTGGCCCAACATTGCCTTCGACATCGAGGCCACGCAGTACAGCGCCCTCTTTGACCTCGACTTTGAGAATCGGGGCTCGACCTCGCCGCCGGGCTGGGTCGTGCAGCGGCGCCTGACCACGTTGCAGCCCATCGTGTGCTTCCCCCTGTTCAACCCGACCGGCGTTTTTGGCTCGGCCACGGGCAGCATCCACCTGTCGGCGTATCAGGGTAACCGGCAACCTTTCACCTACACCTGGGCCGACATCGGCCTGGCCACGAATAGGCGCGAGAACCTGGCGGCGGGCACCTACGTGTGCGTTATCGGCGACCAGGACGGCGTCTCGACCACCGTGACGGTGAACATTACGAGTGATGCGCAGCTGCAAGTCACCGTGCAGCAAACCGAGGACAGCCTCACGCTGCTCGTGAGTGGGGGCGTGGCGCCCTACACCGTGCTGTGGGACGACGGCGCCACGGCCTTTGAGCGCCTGAACCTGGCCGCGGGCACCTACGGGGCCGTGGTAACCGATGCCAAGGGCGCCAGCCAGCGCATCACGGCCACGCTGCTGCCCAACCGCTGCTACTTCAGCCACAACCCCGTGCGCCTGGCCCTGGACGCCGGCGACGCCTACCGCCTCGACCCCACCACCAAGCCCAACCTGAGCTTCGTGGCCCAGGTGTGGGTAGAGCTGGAATACGGCGCCGGCAACTTCGTGCAGGTAGGCCCGGAGCTGGAGCAGCCGGCCGATGCCGGCGGGCGCACGGTGTTCGACGTGCAGGCCCTGCTCGACATCCACGTGCGCGAGCACGTGCCGGCGCCCTCGGCCCCGCTCGCGGCCCGGGCCGAGGGCGTGTTCACGCGCTTCTACCTCAAGAGTGCCGAGAAGTTTGGTACGCCGCCCGTGACGGCGCCGCTGGCCACGGCCCAGGTGCACGTGGTGCTGTGCGGGGGCCTGAGCCCGGCCGAGGCCGTCGCTGGCAACTGGCCCGCCTACCAGGCGGCCGTGCAGCCGTTTCTCACCTGGGAGCCCGACTATCAGCGCGTGCTGCCGGCCCAGCCCGCCTACCTCTACTACCAGCACGTGGCCACCGATGGCGACGTGCTGCTCTGGAGCAAAGTGCACCACGTCGACGGCACGAGCACCGACAGCCAGCTCACGACCCTGGCCAAGGTGCGGCGCTGGGAAGTGCACTGCCTGGCCGTGGGGCCGGCCGCGCTGGGCCTGGCCGGCCCCGAGGTCGCCGGCTACGACGTGTGGCTGGCCACGGCCGCCGGCGTGCGGCGCAGCCAGGTGCGCCACTTCGTGCTGGAGCGCGATTTCTACCCCCAGCAGCGCTTCTTTATTTACAGTAACTCGCTGGGCGGGGCCAACGTGCTCGCGGCCCTGGGCACGGCCAAGCAGACGCTGGAGGTGGTGGCCACCGAGGCGCAGCGCCCGGCCTACGACCCCGACCTGGGCGACGTGGCCACGCTCGACCGCCTGGGCACGCCCACGCTGAGCGTCATTACCGGCCCGCGCCGGCGCGACCAGGTGCAGGCCGACCAGGAGCTGCTCTACTCGCGCCGGGTGGTCTTGCTCAAAGAGGGCCAGTACTGGCCGGGCCGCGTGGCGCCGGCCACCTACACCGTGCGCGACGAGGAGCAGGGCCTGGCCCGGCTGGCCTTCGACTTCGTGCTCGCCCAGCAGCGCCACTTCAGCCCCCGGCTGCCGGCCGTGGTGGCGGGGGCCAGTGTCACGCCGGTTGCCGGCTGGGAAGGAGCCACGCCATGATACGCATGGTGACCGTCGTGGAGCAGCGCGAGCTGCTGCTGCCCACCGAGCTGAGCCTCGACATCGACAACCCTGGCTTCCAGCCCGATGCCATCCCCGGCACCTGGTCGCTGCCCTTCGACTTGCCCTGGGCGCGCGAAAACCTGCTGGCCCTGGGCTTTCCGCACTGGCAGCGCACGCCCGGCGGCCCGGCGCCGGTGGCCGTGGACGTGTACCTGGACGAGGTGCGCTGGCGGCGCGGTAAGCTCGTGTACGTGAGCGTGGACGTGCCGGCCCAACTGCTCAAATACAACTTTGTAGCCGATGCCGCCGACTTGGCCACGCTTATCAAAGACGTCAAGCTCGACACGCTCGACCTGGGGCAGATACCGCTGGAGCGCACGACGACGGCCCAAGCCTACGCCCTGCTGCCGGTGCGCAACAAGTCGTTCTACGGCGACGTGGACAAGGCCCCGGCCGGCTACAACGGCTACCTCAACTACTTCAACGGCGGCTACCCAGGCGATACGGTGCTGGCGCCGCAGCCCTACCTCGTGCCCATCGTGCGCCAGGTGCTGGCTCACTTCGGCTACGAGCTGGTGGGCGCCTGGGCCGACGACCCCGAAATGCAGACGGCCGTTATCTACTCCGACCGCCTGTGCACCGACCCCGGGACGGTAACGCTCAACCGGCACGTGCCGGCCATCAACGTGGCCGACCTGCTGCTGGGCGTGGCCGGCCTGTTCTGCCTACAACTCTACTTCAATCCGCTCACCCGCCAGGCCCGCTTTACGCCCCTGCGGGGCGTCGTGGCCGGCGCCGGGGCCGGCCAGCGCGCCCGCCCGGGCGCGTGGCTGGGCAGCACGGCCAACACTACCAACGGCTTCCTGCTCAAACAGGAGCCCGACAGCAACGACGAGCTGGACAAGTCGCTCGACACGGCCTGGCAGCTGCTGCGCGTGGGCGCCGGCGGCGAGGAGCAGACGGTGAAGGCCGGCACCCTGCACATGGTCGACGTGACCGAAGGGGGCCGCAACTGGCTGGTGCCGGCCTACGAGGGCAAGGGCGCGGTACCGGGCAACCCTGACGTGGGCGACGAATCGAAGGTGGGCCTGCGCCTGCTCTTCAACCGGGGCGTTCAGCCCGACTCGGCTGGGCAGGGCTACCCGCTAGGCAGCAGCGGCACCACCGACCGCACTGGGGGCTCGGTGGGCCAGTACGCGCTGCAATGGGCGGGGGCGCAGGGCCTCTACCAGGTGTGGCACAAACCCTGGCTCGACTTCCGCGCCCGGGCCGTGCAGCACACCTACCTGAGCGCGCTGCGCGTGGGCGACTTGCTAACGCTCGACCCCAGCCAGGCTGACCTGGTCGATTACCACCTCTGCTTCTGGGAAAAGGTCAGCTTATCGGTGGCCGCCGGCAGCGCCCTTACTTCCGCCACCTTCACTTATCAGGAATTGCTGTGAGCACCGAAACCATCGACCTCTCCCAAAGCTTCGCCCAAGACGAGCGCGACGTGGCCCTGGCCTGGCTCAAGTTCACCATCGAGCACTTCCAGGCCAACATCAAGCGCCTCAAAATCGGCGCCACGCAGGAGCTACGCGATAGCTTCTCGGGCACGCTGGTGAGCGCGGCCGGCGGCGACGAGCTGAAGCTGCGCATCGCCTACGCCATCCAGGGCATGTACGTGGATATGGGCGTGGGCCGCGGCATGGGCGCCGGCGTCACTAAGGCCGGCGGGCGCGACGAAAGGAACCGTGACTACAACGAGCTGCGCAACAACCGGGGCCAGCTCAACCGCCACGAGCGCCGGGCCAAGCGCTGGTACGGCAAGCAAATCGCCTTCGATAGCCGCCGCCTGGCCGAACTCGTGAGCGATTTGTGGGGCAAAACCTTGATTTCAACCATCACCACGGCCGCGCCGGAGAAGCCTGTGCAGGTAGTTTTTTAACGCCGACCTCTGCGGCTTCGTGGTTTTGTTAGCTAATAACAACGACTACAGGCGGTTTCACCCTCCTGGCGCTTTGCCGATATTGCTATTGCTAACGCCTGTCCAGAGCGCGCAAAAGAGACCGCCTACCACCAATAAGGCCAGTGCGTAGGCTAAGGCCTGGTCGTATCGACCAGTTACTAGCTTGAATACCAGGCAAACTAAATTGCCTAGTGTGCCGATAGCCAAGGTGAAGAAGACTACAATTAAGGCAGTTAAGGCGGTATTATAATCAAGGCCGATGGATAAGGCCAATACGTATAGCCCCATTAAGACTGCAATAAGCCCATTGAACAAGAGGGCACCCGCGTTGAGTTGCCAGAAAGAGGGCCTTATTGATTCGTCTGTCATGCAGTAGGAAGGACGGGCAAGATACGCCCTGTTAGCTGTCCTTTTTGCCGGCAATTGCCGCTTGCACCTTCGCCCTGCAATTAGTGCAGAGGATTTTGTGAAGGAGACAAAGCGGGATGGCAAAACAGCCAACAGAGGAAAGAACCGTTGAAATTATCGTCAACGGGGCGAAGGCGAATGCGAGCCTGAAAGAGATGGCGGCTGCGGCGGCCGTGCTCAGCAACCAGGTGGCGAAAATCGCCGCCGACGACCCCAAGCGCGGGGAGCTCATAGCCCAGCTGCAGCAGATGCGCCAGCGCATCACCGACACCCGGGCCGAAGTCAACGGCCTGGTGCAGTCGCAGGAGCAGCTAGCCGCCGCGCAGGCCGCCACCGTAGCCGAGCAGGCGCGGGCCATCGCGTCGGGCAAAGCCAGCACGGCCTCGCTCACGCAGATGAGAACCGCCGCCGGGCTGCTGGAAAAGCAGCTCCACGAGCTGGCGGCCGACGACCCGGCCCGGGCGGGGCTGATTGCCGATTTCCAGGCCCTGCAGGCGCGCATGGGCGCGGCCCGGGAGGAAATGACGCGGGTGGTGAAAACCGAGGCCGAGCTACGCGCCGAGCAGGAGGCCCTGCGCGCTAGCCAGGTGCAGCTCGTGGTCAATGGCCAGCGGGTGTCGGCCTCGATGCGCGAAATGCGCGAGGCGGCGGCCCAGCTGGAGGGGGAGCTGGAGCAGCTGGGCCAGGACGACCCGGCCCGGGGGCCGCTCATTGCCGCGCTGCAGCAGATGCGTGTCCGCATTCACGACGTGCAGCAGGAAGTGGCCGGCGTGAGCCGCACGACCAGCACCATGAAGCAGGTCATGACCAACGCGTTTGCCTTCGCCGTGGGCGGCGGTATCGAGCAGGGTATTGAGAAAGTGGGGGAGATGGGCAAGTCCATCTTCGACACCACGGCCAAGTTCGAGACCTACGGCAAGGTGCTGGCCAACGCCCTGGGCAGCGAGTCGCTGGGGCAGAAAGCCCTGGCCGATATCCAGCAGATGGCGGCCAAAACGCCGATTTCGGTCGATACGCTCACCAGCTCGTTTATCAAGTTCGTCAACCGGGGCCTCACGCCCTCGATGGCCGAGCTTTCCAAGCTCGGCGACTTGGCCAGCAGCCAGGGCAAGGACTTCGACTAGCTCACGGAGGCGGTGCTCGATGCGGGCACCGGCGAGTTTGAGCGCCTCAAAGAATTCGGCATCTCGGCTAGCAAGTCTGGCGACCAGGTGTCGTTCAGTTTCAAGGGCGTCAATCAGACGGTGGCCAACACCCCGGCCGCCATCCAGGGCGCCATCGTGGCGCTGGGCGAAATGAAGGGCGTGGCTGGCGGCATGAAAATGATTGCCGAGGGCCTCGACGGCCAGCTCTCCAACCTGGGCGACACGGCCGACCAAACGGCAGTGGAGTGGGGGCAGGTGCTGCGCCCGGCCTTCGTGGCCGTGCTCAGTACCCTGGGCTTCCTGCTGGGCATGCTCAAGGCCGTGCCCAGCCTGATAAAAGAAAATAAGGGCGTCATCCTGGCGCTGGCCGGCGCGCTCGTGGTGCTCAATGCCGAGCAAGTCACCTGGAACCTGATGCTGCTCGAGGAGGCCGTGCGCACCAAGGCAGGCCTGGTTTGGAAGGCGGCCTCGGCCACGGCCACCAACGTGATGACCTTTAGCTGGCAGGGGCTCAACGCCGCCATGCGGGCCAACCCCATCGGCTTTGTTATTGGCCTGGTGATGCTGCTGGTGGGCGCCATTGTGGCGGCGTACGAGAAGAGTGAGACGTTTCGCAACATCGTCGCCGGGCTGGGGGCCTCGCTCAAAGAGTTTGCCGTGACCTACGTGCAGGGGCTCATTACCGCCCTCACGGGCCTGGGCGACGTGCTGATTGGCACGGTTACCCTCGACCCCGAGCGGGTGAAAAAAGGCATGCAGGAGGGCTTCGCCGGGGTCAAGGCCATGTACTGGGATTCGGGTAAAAATGCCGCCAAAGCCTTCGGGGAGGGCTATAAGGAGGAAGCGGCCCGGCAAGACCACGAGGCCAACAAACAGTACGAGGAGCGCCGCAAGGAATTTGCTCAGCGCATCAAGGATGCCCTGGCCAAGCGGGCCAAAGACGAGGCGGAGGCGGCCAAATCCGGCCGGCTGGAAGCGCTCAAAAACGAGGAGGCCGACCTGAAGGAGCGCCTGGCCAAGGCTCGCGAGGGCTCGGAGGCCGAGATGCGCCTCAAGCAGCAGCTCGTGACCAACGCGGCGGCCCAGGAGCTGCTGGATGAAAAGAAAACCGCCGCCGACCGGCGCATTATCCTGGCTGAGGCGGAGGGCAAGCGCGTGCAGCTAGCCCAGGAATTCTACGAAAAACAGGCCAAGGAGCGGGAAGCGGCGGCCAAGAAAGCGGCCGAGGAGGAGCTGAAGCGCCGCCTGGCCGATATTGAGGCCGAGCAGCACCACCAGGAAGCCAAGCTCAAGCTGGGCCAGGCCGCGATGGTGGCCCGGGGCGACGAGCGCGTGAGCGAGTTGTCGGCCATTTATACCGATGGCCAGTTGAAGATTGCCGCGTTAGAGGCGAACAGCAAGAAGGAAATCCTCAAGCTCACCGGCACGGCTGCTCAGAAAAAGGCGCGCACCCTCGACCTGGAAAACGAACTGGCGGCCGAAAAGGCCCTGCTGGAGGATAAAGTGCGCGTAGCCCAGCAGGAAAAGCTGGATAAGTGGGCCAAGGAGGATGCAGCCAAGCAGGAGAAATTTATCGACGGGCAAATCGAGAACATTGAGGAGCAGGCCACGCGCCAGCAGCAGGCCTTCGATGTGCTGCTCAGCGCCGGGCTGGAGTCCCAGCAATCCGCCGAAGCGGCCAAGTACGAGGCCCGGCAGGCGGCTTTTCAGAAGGAGCTAATCCTGATTGAGGCGAGCCTGGGCAAGGAGAGTGCGGCCTATAAGCGGGTGTACGACAAAATGGTGAAAGACCAGACCGATACCACTAAGCGGGAGGTGGCCCTGCGCGAAAAAGTGACCAAGGAAAAAATCGCGCTCCAACGGATGGAGATGTCCGTCGCCGGCGACGTGCTCAGCTTCGGGCTGGAGCTGCTGGGCCAGGATGAGGAGGCGCGCAAAAAGCACCACTCCTTATATACCGCCCTGGCCGCGGCCAAAATCATCATCGACGGCACGAAGGAAGTGCAGCAGATTTGGGAGTACTCGGCCGAGAACCCGGCCAACGGCCCCACGATGGGCGCCGCTGGTATTACGATGGGTGCCATCCAGACGGGTGTAGCCATTGCCCGTACGGCGGTGGCGCTCTCCAAGCTCGGCGGCGGCGGTGGGGAGGATAAGGGTGATTACAGCAGCTATGCCAAGGGCGGGGCCACCGGCACGGGCGCCGGCCTGGCCGTGTCGCCGATGGGCCAGCTCATGCAGATGTCGGGCATGAGCGTGGGCACCAACGGGCGCCTGACCGACGGCTCGGGGTTCGCCGTGGCCGGCGTGGTGCACGAGGACGAGTACGTCATCCCGAAGTGGCAGCTGCAAGACCCGCAGGTGGCGGCCGTGGCCCAGTGGCTGGAGGCCCGGCGCCTGCGCGGCTTCGCCGATGGCGGGCACACGTCGGCCAGTTCCGGCACCGTGCTGCCGGTGGCCACCGCCTCGCCCTCAACCGATGGCGAGCGCACCTACGCCGTGCAGACCCAGATGCTCGACGCTCTCGTGGCAATGACGCAGCAGTTAGGCGACGTGAAGCAGTGGCAAGACCGCTTGCAGGTGCACCTCAATATCCGCAACGCCCAGGCCCGCACCGACGAGTACAAGCAGGTGCAGTACAACTCCGCTATCCGGAGCAAATCAGGCCCCGGGTAGCCATCCAAAAAAAGGTGCTTTATTAGTCCACAAAAGGGTATTGAAAAACGCCCCCAAAAAACCGCGTTTTTGGGGGCGTGGAGACGGTTTGCAAAACCATCCACAAAAGACCCGTTTTGTGGAGTAGTTTCGGGTATGAATCTCATTAGACTCGGCGAGCACTTTGTGCAGCCACAGATAATTCTAAAAATCTCAGCCGACGATGTTTTCAACCAAGACCTCTATCGGGTAGAATTTCCCAATGACAATGATGTTCACCGTAAAGGATGGGGGTGGATATACGTTATTAATGTAGTGCTATTGCATCAGGAAAAGCTCACTTTAAAGTTTCAGGATGAGGATAGTAGAAATACGCGCTTTGCTGAAATCGAAGAGCAGATACAGAATGCTAAATGCGTGTAGCTATCTACGCCCGCGTCTCGACCAAGGACAAAGGCCAGTCCACCGACAACCAACTGCCTGACCTGCGCCGCTATGCCGAGGTGCACGGCTGGGATATCTACAAGGAGTACGCCGAGGAGGAGTCGGGCAGCACGGCCAACCGCACCGAGTTTAAGAAACTCTTCGCTGACGCCCACCAACGTAAGTTCGACCTCGTGCTGTTCTGGAGCCTCGACCGCTTCAGCCGCGAGGGTGCCCTACCCACGCTTCAGCACCTGAACCTGCTGGAGAGCTACGGTGTGGGCTACAAGTCCTACACCGAGCAGTACCTGGATAGCACCGGCATTTTCAAAGATGCCGTCATTTCCATCTTGGCTATCGTGGCCAAGCAAGAGCGGGTGCGCCTGAGCGAGCGCACCCGCGCCGGTATCGAGCGGGCGCGTGGCAAGGGTACCAAGCTGGGCAAGCCCGGCCTAGAGCAAGAGCAGATCGAGCGGATACGCCAGCTGAAGGGTGGGGGCATGTCGAACTATGCCATCGGCAAAGCCCTGAAGCTCTCGGCTAGTACTGTAGCAAAGTACATGGCAGGTTAAGACTTTTTACCTGATTAAATCGCTGCCTAGTTTGGATAATAGCTCAGCCAGTATGACTGAACTATTATCCAAACTAGGCAGCGATTTAATCAGGTAAAAAGTTGGTTCTATTACTGTACGTAATTTTCGCTAGGAATTAGGCTGTACGGCTCCACACTCAAGTAAACGTTACCGGCTGTGCCGCCTGTGGGAAGGTCGTAAGTGTTGTAAGCAGGGCTGAAGGGATACCTAGATGTGGTGTTTACGATAATAGGGTCGTAGAAGTAGGATATTTTCTCTCCAAGGTCAGTTGAGCCTTCTGTAAACTGTAACGTAACAGTTTTCTCATTGGTAGTGGAGGCATTAGCGCCAAACTTTACCCCTGATTTCACTATGGCGCCAAAAGAAGCGTCGTATTCAAAATTAGCAGCATAAGTGGTTGATACTCGTTGCTGCTCTGTGTGTACAACAGTCTGATTCTCCTCGTAAACGTGATAAGTCCAAGCTGTACCAAAGTTGCTCAAGTCCCAGGCCGCAATTGCAATTTCGGGATGAAACTCCTTGGGGGTTACTGAAGTGACTGTGTAATAATTTACACTGCCCCAGAGATTCCTAATCTGGTAGTTGATGTCGTACACCTCGCTTGGCTTAGCGCTAAAGCGGATGTTTGTCTGTGGCGGTGAGCCGTCTTTAGGATTGAATAGTACTACTATCAGAAATTCGTATCTACCATCAGTCCAGGAGTTTGTCGTGAAGTTAGAACTGCCAATGGTAGGGGTAGTTGGATTGCCTGAAGAGCCGGAAATCTTTTCTATACCCGCATTACTTAACCGAAAAGCCCGGATAGTTTCCCGAAAACTATCCCGGAATCTACCTTTTGGGGTAGTAGGTGAGAGATTGTAGTACACAAAGTCCCGTTGCCATTGGTAAGAAGGGTCAACAGTATATATATTATATGCTTGGATGTTGCGGTAGCTCATTGTGAAAGTCCCATCGCCGCTTTGCGAGTCATAACCTACGCGGCTAGAACCTGCTGCTTTTGACTTTTCATCGGAAGTCTTAGTCGATATTGATTTCTGTATGCCATTATAAGCAGGGGCAGAGAACTGAAATGAAAACTGACCGTTTTGATAAAAAGGTTTAGTCACTTCTCCTAGTACTGGGGTATTCGTACTAAGGACTACTCGCTCGTTTTGCTTTACTACAAGAGTAGGAAAACCTGGGATAACACCGGGCTCAATAATGGTTTGTTCACCACTTACCGCATTAAATAGAGGTGTTTTTCCATCATTCAACTGGCGAACCGCAATACTAGGCACCTCTTGTGCAGGATGCCAAGTTTCGGGGGAGAAGCCACTGGGTAGAGTAGGAATAAAAATGGTGAGTAAGGGAAGTTGATGCTCAATAGAAGCTAACTCATCAGTAGGTAAGTAGTGTATTAAGCGTTCGCGTAGAGTTTCACCATTATTGATAGGAGTGTCTTTGACCATTTGATAGAGGATGTCGTAATCCTGGTCAAATTGCTTTAGGCTTTCAGTTTGCAGAAAGGCTCGTAGTTCGGGGTCTTGTTTGAGCGCTTGGCCCAAGCTTTTAGCGAAAACAGTCTGTAACTGGTTTATCTTGTTTGGCGTTAAAGTACTAACCGGTGCAACAGATGATAGGTCTTTATTACAGGACTGTACACCACTCATTAGTAATCCTAATAGACTGAGTGTAATGGCTTTGCTTTTCATTGGTGAGATGTGGAAAATTTGTGCCACAAAGGGACGACGCTATAGCGAGATTCGAAAGGACAAAGTCTATTAAATCAAATGAGTAGATAGCTTAAAACTGACAACTAAAAGTTATAATGACTGCTGCTTGAGCCGAGAAATATTTATAATTACTAGTAGGTCGTAGATTGCAATGACCTGGTGGTCAATATATTGTAATAGTAAACAAAAAATTATTAGCGTGCCGCATAAATGGCGATATGTGACATCTGAACTGAAAATAAGTAGCCCTGTCTTCTTTTTACATAAATCCAAAAAATGTAAAATATAAATACAATATTAAAAATACATTTTAATTTAATTAAAATTAAAATGTATTGCCCCTAAAACTGCCCCTATTTTTATGAAAAACCCCCTCAGTTGCATCTGAAGGGGGTATGCTTGTTACCGGGTGGCGCGGCCTTTTTTTGTGCCCCTAGGTCACTGACTGGCTAAAATTGGCCTCTGCGTGCTGTAAACGCAGATTCTCACAATCACCCCCAACCAGCCCCAACTAGAAAAGGTGGCACTTTGCCACTGTTTCTGCCACTAAAAAAGCCCCTACTTAGGCGGCCTTGGGCGGGCGCCAGGCCGTCTGGCGGTAGGAGTCGAGCAGCTCCTGGCGGTTGATGCCCAGGTACACGTTGAACTGGCTCTCGGTCTGGTGGCCGGTGGCCAGCATGACGAGGCGCGCCGGCACGCCCTGGTAAATTTTAAGGGTGGCGTGGGTCTTGCGGCCCACGTGCATGCCGAGCTTGAGGCGGGTAAGGCCGGAGAGGGCCGCTACGTGGGGCAGGTAGCGCCAGGGGTCGCGCACGAAGGGCAGGCAGGAGTCCAGTCCCAGGGGCCGGTACTTCTCCAGCAGGGCCACGGGCCGGAACACGTCGTCATCGAGGTAGGGAATGAGGCCCACGACGGTGGTTTTGTTGAGGGCCTTCTCGATGAGCTCCTGCGCGGCGTTGATGTGCTGCCAGCCCAGCTCCTGGGCGTCGCCGTGGCGCTGGTGTAGGCGCAGAGCAGAAACATATCGCGGGTCCACTCGCAGCGGCTCACGTGCGCGGCGGTACTGAGCTCGCCCCGGCCGCCGCGCCCCTCCCGCGGGGTGGGCTCGGGGAAGGCGGCGGCCAGGTGGGGCCAGTACGTCAGGGGCCGTGAAGTCGATGGCGGCGATGGCCAGCAGCTCGTCCTGGGTGAGGGCGTCCTTGCCCACGGAGCTGGGGGCCAGGCGCAGCACCTTGCGAAAGCCGCCGGGTACGGGTAGCTCCTGGCTCTCGGCCCAGAAGAGGAAGGAGCGCAGGCGCTTGACGTAGGTGTTGAAGGTGCGCGGGCTACGGCCGGCCACGCCGAGCATGTAGTTGCGCAGCCCGTCGTAGAAGGCCTTGGTGAGCCCCTCGAAGGAGAGGGGCTGGCGGCGGTGGGCAGCGAAAGCGGCCAGTTCCTTGCGCACGGCCCGGTGGGTCCAGATGGTGTCGGGCGAGAGTAGGCGCCCGGTGCGCACCGATACCTTGTCTTCCTCCTCGGTAATCCACTGGTCGAAGTAGTCGAGGAAAGTGAGGACGATTTTGGGCGGCGGGGCAGCGGGGCCTGGCCGGTGCGGGCGGCTACGAGCGCGGCCACGTGCTGGGCGATGCCGGCGTGCAACTGGTCCTTGCCCAGGGGCGCGCCCTGGGCGGCGCGGTGCAAGGCCTGGGCGGCGGCGGTTTGGTCGTCGAGCACCTGGTTGATGGCGTCAGCGTAGGCGTCGGGCTTGTTTTTGACGCGCAGGCGCTGGCCGTCCCAGCAGTAGGTAAGCTGGATTTGGGCCTGGCCGCTCTTAGTGAGTTGGCCCAGGCGCAGCTGGCAGGTTACTTCCATAGGTGGGCAAGGTAAAATGAAACTTTATAACTATGCCATTCACAAATGCCGTGACGTTCTTTGCCTAGAGGAATAGTACTGTCCTACCTTATAGTTGTTCCCTATGCCTGATTTTGACTTTGAGCACTTGAGTGATAAGAATTTCGAGCACATGGCAAATGCGCTATTTGCCGAACACATTGCTCGCGGCCTGCGCCCATATACTACGGGCGCTGATGGCGGGCGAGAAGCAACCTTCGAAGGGTAGATGAAATATTGGTTAGCCGGTCCATTGTGGAATGGCTACTTAGTAGTTCAGTGCAAGCAGAAGCAGGCACGGGGAGCAACGCCTAAGGATGAAGCAGATTGGGCGATTAAGGAGCTCAACAGAGAGATGGAGCGGTATAAAACTGCTAAGCGGAAGCGCAGAAGACCAGATTACTTTCTCTTTATCACCAACGCTCACCTGTCGGCGCAGCAGGCTACCGGGGGTAAGGATAGATTTGTGGAGCGCCTCAACTACTGGAAAGGGGAGCTAGGTATTAAGGAAGCAGATGTGTGGGACCGGGACAAACTCAACAACTTAGTAGACATCACCCCCAAAGTTGCTGAGCGGTTTGGCTTGTTACATTCCGGCAATCTTATTCACCACGTTGCGCAGGCGTTCCTTTCGCATCAGCAGGGTGTAGAAACGACGCTATCAGTTTTCCTGCAGGAAGAATTGCGGATTGACCAATTCGTCCTACTGGCCCAGGCCGGTCATGCCAGTGATAGTCGTCCCCCTCTAGCGCGAGTGTTTGTAGACTTGCAGGCGGTACCTGAATCAAGCCCCGAGCAAGTGGTATATGTGGTGCAGGAGGTACAGCAAAAGGCTGACCGACCACTGCACCCAACGCTGCTCAGAGAGGAGCGTCAACTAAGTGGCGAGTCGTGGCGGGCACACATGGACGAGGAAGAGTATGAGGAAGCCGAATCTGACTTGGGTGAGGAGGATGAGGAGGAGCAAGCGCGTATTGCGGAAATTTTTGATTCTATTCCAGAGGAAAAATATGGGCCTTCCCGCTTTGTCATTGTAGGAGGACCAGGGCAAGGAAAAAGTACGCTAGGCCAATTTCTGGCACAACGCTACCATCCCGCGCTGCTTAGGGCAGATACAACTAGAACGCTGGAGTTCGAGACGAATCGCACGCTACAGGTGATAGAACAAGCTGCTGCTGAGTCGGGAACTTGTTTGCCCATCTGTCCCCGCTGGCCGTTTCGCATCATCTTGCAGGAATTTGCTGGAGCACTGGCTCAAGGGGAAGTTGGTTCCGTTTTGGAGTATATCGCCGCTCAGGTGCATAAGCGCTCCAAGCGCTCCTTTACCGCGCAAGATGCGGAGCTGATGCTAACCAACTCGGCTCTATTTGTGGTGTTTGATGGGCTGGACGAGGTGCCGGCAGGCAATAACCGGACGGAGGTGCTGGATGCCGTAGCAGCAACGCGGGCTCACCCTGTCGCAAGTGCTGACTGACCACCGCAAGACCCTTGAAATTTTGCACGACCGCATTGGCCTGCTGCTGCAGGTAGAAGGGGAGTCGATAGATAAAATGGAGGGTTACATCTCGCCTGAACGGCTGCGGTGCTTGGTATATAATTACTTAGTGCAAGAGGAGTACAGCGGAGAAGAGTTAGATTGGCTGACGGATACTATTATGCACGCTGCCCTGGACCGTCTTGTGTTTATTATAACCCCGGAAGATGGCCGCTACAGCTTTGAGGTGCGGTCATTACAGGAATTCTCGGCGGCGCGCGCCCTGATGCGGGAGGAGTACGACGTAGTAAAAGAGCGATTGCGGGCCATTGCCCCGATACCCTACTGGCGTAATACCCTGCTGTTTGCCATAGGCCAAGCATTTGCTCAGCAGAATACGCGGGACCGCGACATGGTCATGCAGTTGTGCCGGGAACTAGATGAGGCAGACGACATATTGCTTGCCCGTACGCGGGTCGGGTCGCGAGTGGCCCTTGATATGCTGGAGGAAGGTATCGTGGCCATGCAGCCAAAATATCGGAGCCTTGTATTAGCCAGTACGCTCCAACTACTACGCTTGTCGCACCTCGACACGGCTGAGCGTTTGGTAGGGCTTTATAAGGTATCGGAGCGAGAATTGTATCGCAAAGCTATTCAAGCCGTATTAGGCAGCGGGGATTTTGACGAACAGGTTGGCCTGTTTTTGGTGCTGGCCCGGTTAGACGAGCGCAAGGAAGAATGGGCTGGCGCTTTGCAAGAGCAGCACTGGCCCGAGTCATTGGCACAGCAACAGTTGCTGATTGAGAAAACCTTGAATTTTTGGATTAATCCCTGGATGCACGACATGCTAGGCCGCGTAGCCGGGGAGAGTGGCCCAGGATGGGTGGCGGACAACATGCGGCGCATGCAGACCGGAATTACCTGGTTGGAGGAGGCCAGCCGCCTACGCTTTGTGCGCGAGAAAAGGGTGAATGTGAAAGGTCTGCCGCTCAGCTTTTCCACCATCTGGCAGTGGGTATCACCAAAACTGCTGGCAAGTTGGCCAAGCCAGCAATTAACACACTATGCGTGGTTGCCGTTTACTATTGGTCAGGAGTTTATGCAGCATCCTACGCCCGATACCTTAGCCGATACTCTGGAGGCATTGGTGCAAGCCGGGGGATACCTGAGTTTTAAATAGGGGTATTTCTACGCTAGTTTCAGCTTACTTGATAGGGGACTTTTGCTTTGTCTAAGAAACGGTCTTTTAGACGTTTAAGAAAAAAGTACCATGGCCTACCCTCTTGTTAATATCTGCAACTCGACTCTTTACCCTGTTTCAGGCCAAGTAATCTATGAGAGCGCATATTGCGGCAATGACCAGTTTACCATTGCTCCCGGCAAATGCTGGGAGGCCAGTAGCCGCGGTGTCTGCTTAGTAGGTGAAATAGTGGTGACTGTCCTTGTGAACGGTAACCCCGTACAAGCTGCCCCCTATACTTCGTCAGGCACTTCTTACAGCCAGTTTGCAGTCATACAAATAGGCAGCGACTCATTCGCCGTAACTCGGGTTACGAGTGCAAACGACAGTGTTGACGTAGGTGAAGTAGAGGCCGCGCCTACTGAAACGCAGAAATAGCTAAGCGTCTTCCACAAGAAAGCCCCTGGCGACTATCGCCAGGGGCTTTCTGCTATGCGCTACTTGAGCTGATTACCAGTGAGCTGACCACGTATCAGTAAGCACGGCAGGCGGCGTCGAAGTGGCCAGGTTATGCTGTTTGGCTACCCATTAGGTCTTAGGCGCGAGAAGATGTAGTAGGTTAATGCGCTCGCAGCAAGGGCAAGCACAGTAGATGTTGTTGCTGGCAGGCGCTCCGCGCTCGCTGCCTTGACTACAAGAATTGCCCCAAGCGAGTAGCAAATCCTTTCGGCGAGAATAGGATTTGACTTGAATCCATAATGCCCTGATAACACGATAGATGCAACAATGCACGCCACTATGCTTGGTACAACTACGAATAAACCGAAGTATAGGTCCTCTATTGTTAACTTATCGAAGGCAGTATCTGATGCAGCATGGGCAGGTAACGCGGTGACCGCTGCTAGTAAAATACTTATCAGTAAGGTGGCGAGGAAGTAAGAATTCTTGTTTAGCTGCATGATGCAAATTACTGCCAAGTCCTCGGTAACTGCCACCTAGCGCTTTTTCATGCGCTGTTGGCTTTCGAACACCGCTGGCTTCACGGCCGGCTGTGAAAGATGGTCAGCTCACGTTTGGCGCCACCGCCTCGGCGTAATCCCGTCCTACTGCTGCTTGAGGCAGGGTTACATCTTGATGGTGTAACCCCGCTTTTTATGAAACAGCTGAAGAAACCGGACAAGATTGACAAATACAGGTCGCACCTGATGGAGGGGGCCGACCTCAAGGACGAGGAGCTGGAAATGTTGGCTAAGTACCGCAAGGCGCACGCGCTGCTGTGCCTGGGCTTCAGCCGCAACCAGGTAATTGCCACGCTGGAGAAGGAATTTGAGCTGAGCCAGCCGCAGCTCTACGCCATCGTGCGCGAAAGCGTCACGCTTTATGGGAGTATTGAAGAAGTCGATAAGAAGGGCCAGCGCGTCATTGCTATCGAGAATTACAAGCTGCTGGCCAACCTGGCGCGCAAGGATGGCGACATCAATGCCGCCATTCGGGCTACCGAGCTGGGCGATAAGCTCCAGGGGCTGTTCGAGCCCGAAAAGACGCTGCTTGACCCCCAAGCCTTCCTCATCCCCGTGCCGATGGACTTCAGCACCGACGTGCGCGTGCTGCGCGAGCAGGAAACGCAGGGTATTGACTTTGAGGACGTAAGCGGCCCCGTAGATGAAGAATAATACCGCCCGGCGCATCTACGTCAACGAAAAGCAGCGGCAATTCCTGGCCGCCAAGCAAAAGCGCCGCAGCTTTGTCGGCGGCCGGGGCTCGGGCAAGACCACCGTGGCCGGCCACGAGACGCGGGTGCAGATGAACTACCTGCCCCGGGCCAAGGGCTTTTTGGCGGGCCTGACCTACACCCAGCTCACGAGCAACACGGTGCCAGCGATGGAAGGGGCCTGGGAGGCCCACAGGCTGCGCGAGTACGACTCGAAGTCCGGTTTTGGCCACTACGTGAAGGGTAAACGCCCACCAGCTGAGAGGATTAAGCCCTACCAGCCCCCTAGCAATTACGAGAACGTGATTACGTTTCTCAACGGCTACACCATCCAGATGCTGAGCATGGACCGGGCCGAGCTGGCGCGGGGTGGTAACTACGACTTCGGCCACATTGACGAGTCGGCCCTGATGAAGGAGGAGCACGTGAACAAGATTCTGCGCCCCATGATTCGGGGTAATATCTACCGTTTCGGCAACCTGCACCACCAAACCTTCTGCGATTACACCTCCGTGCCCTGGCTGCCTTCAGGCCAGTGGATGTTCAAAACCGAGGACCTGGCCAAGGAAAGCCCCGACGAGGCGTTCTTTCTCGAAAGCACCGCCTACGATAACGTGGCTGTACTGGGGGAGAGGTACTTACGCGACCTGCGCAACGGTATGACCCCGCTGGAGTGGGACGTGGAGGTACTAAATAAGCGCCTCACCAAGCTACCCAACTCCTTCTACCGGTCACCAAGTTCTGCGATAGCTACGAGCGCAAGCACGTGGTTATCTATGGTGACCGCAGCGGCAACAACAAGCAGGAGGAGCATTTTATGGCCCGCCGCTACCTGTGCCCCGCCGGCAAGCCCACCATCGGCTACGGCCACGTGATACTCCCCGGGGAGGAGCGCTACCACACGGCCGTGCTCACCGAGGCCCAGGCCAGCGCCCTGCTTCAGCAGGATATCGACAAGAAGTACGGCGCCCACGTGGCCAGCCGCGTGCACCGCGACCTGACCCAAAATCAATTCGATGCCCTGGTGTCGTTTTGCTTCAACATCGGTACCGGCAGTTTCGATAAGTCGAGCGTGCTGGCCCTGGCCAACGCCGGCGCTACCGACCCCCGGGTACTAGCTAACGCCTTCGGCCTCTGGAACAAAGTGACCAACCCCAAGACGAAAGTAAAAGAAATCAGCAAAGGACTCACCATCCGCCGCGCCCGCGAAGCGGCGCTTTATCTCTCGTAAGATGAAATTACTCGACTACTGGCTGGCCGCCTGGGCCGGCTTCGTAAGTGGCATTGTGACGATGCTGCTGCTGCTAGCCCTGCTGCTGAGCCTGAGCAGCTGCACCACGAGCCGGCCCCCCGGCACGTTGCCCCCGGTGCCGGTAGACCTGGCCACGGTGCAGCGCCTGGACTCGGCCACCCTGCAAAACTGGCTGCCTAGCGACCTCTCGGGCCTGCCCCCGTACCTGGTACCGGCCCCGGCCGGCTCCAGTCCCCGGCAGCGCCGGCAGTGGCAAAAGGCCCAGGCCGAGAACCTGGCCCGCGCCGGGGTGCAGCCCACCACGGTTAAAATCAAAAACAGCAGCGTGGCCACCGCGCCCGGGGCCACGGCCGTCAACCGCCCGGCCTCGGCCGTGGCCACTGCTGCCGGCAGCGTGGCCACCGATGCGCGCAAGGCCGGCCAGCGCGGCGGGCCGGGGGCGGTGGCCACGGCCACGAGCAGCAGCGGCCTGCCCTGGTGGGTGTATCTATTAGTAGCCGTGCTCGGGGCGGTAGGCTGGGAGTTGTTCTCGGCCAAAGTGGCCCCGGTGCGTCAGTTGCTCCGGTGGCGAATGGTAAGTTAGAGAAAGAGGGGCGTGCGCCTTGCTGGGCTTCGTGTACCTAGACAGTGTACATTTGTAACGAATTGAATGATTGACATTTTTTGTTAGTAAGTTATTCGTCATTTTCTAGAAAGCCCCGCCTGATTCAGGCGATGAAAGCCATCTGCTACTTCCCGAGTGCCCCTAAGCAAGGCAAATTCTACTCGGAGGTCCATGCCTTCGACAATATCAAGAACCTGGGCTTGCAGTACCTGCTCGACCAGCGGGCCTTCATGACGGACTTTACCTTCCAGATTGAGCTGATGAACCGCCGCCCCACGACCGTGGAGGGCGGTTTCTACCCGCGCCTCAATACGGCCCTGCACGTGCAGGAGTGCGCCGACGACGACTTTGTGCTGGGCCTGGCCCTGGGCGACGAGCACACCCCCCGCAAGGGCCGGGGCCAGCCCCAGGGCCTGAATCTGGAGAAGCTCACGGCGGCCCGCGCTTTGCGGGCGACGCTGACTTCTCCGATAGCCGCGGCGATAGTGACTGCCGCGCCCACCAGCCCCTACGCGTGAGCGTGGACTGGGGCGGTAGCATCACCACGCTGCTCGTAGGGCAGCCCCATTTGGATAAGCGCGATGCCGCATCCTAAAGAGCCTCTACGTCAAGCACCCGGCTTTTATCAATGACCTCGTGGAGGCCTTTGCCAACTATTACTCGTGCTATTTGCGGGGTGAGATTGAGTTCCTAGCCGATGAGGAGTACGGTGATGCCTACCGGCCCAACAGCGAGCTTACCCTCAACAAGACGCTCATGGCGGCCTTTCGCAAGCGGGGCTGGCGCATCCAGCGCTACGGGCTGGGCCGTATCCCGGGCCACCCCACGTGCTACGCCCTGGCCCAGGAGCTGCTAGGGGAGGAGAGCCCCAACCTGCTGCGCATCCGCTTCAACAAGGTCAACTGCAAGGACGTGCTCACGGCCATGCTATTGGCCCCGGTGAGCTAGGACTCAAAGGGGCGCATCATTAAGGTCAAGGCCAGTGAGAAGAAGACCAGCTTCCTGGCCGAGCACGCCACTCACTTTACTGATAACGTGGATTTGCACCTGCTCTGCTGCGGCACTGCGGTAATTAACGCCCAAGTGGATTTCAGTCAACTGAGGGTGTTTAGTACGTAAAGCATACCTGTTCTAAAATCCGCGATTTACAAAGCCCCCTTTCTGAGGGCTTTGTAAATCGCGGATTTTAGAACAGGATGTATCAAACGCCAAGGGTCACACTTAATAAGCGTCTAGCCCATTGACATAACCACGCCAATAAAACGGGTCATAACCAACTTCTCTGGCATGCCGAACGGCAATCTGCCGCTCGGCCGCCAGCGCTTCTTCGTATTCAGCGGTTCCCTTACCATACTCTTGGTCTAGTCGAGCTGCAAATGCAAATCCATCCCCATAACCCGACGCAGCTAGCGTATTCTGCGACGTGAGAGCTACCTGCGTAGCTACACTGCCCCGTGCTGTTGCTGGGGTTGCGCAGCAATAACTGCCTGCTAGCACGAAAGCTAACGAGAAAGCAACATGTATTTTTTTCATGAGGAAAAGGAAAAGGATGAAGGAAAGACTCCCTCTTGCTGCGGGCGGGAGCGTAGAAACAAAGGAATGAGCCACCGTAGCTTCACCAAAGGACACAGTGGGAAAATCCAAGACATTTCGTTTTGTGAATAATTAAAGTTTTTGTTCTGATTTTTAGACTAAAAATCCTTATTTATTGTGCTTGTTGCTTTTTATTATCTGAAGTATTCTATTGGTAATTAAATGTTTATGCTGAATGTGTATGCTAGGTAAAGCCAGTGCCTAAAGTAGACATCAGCATACAAGCACAGGGGTGGAAATAGTTAGTGAACCAGTCATAGTCACTACTAACCAAACCAAGCTGCTTCTCAGGCATTGCTGATGAGCTAGCGCCTGTGGGGTGACAAGCCGGGTAGATATCCCCGAGGCCGCCCCGGCAACTGCCGAACCGCGACAGAGCAAGCCGGGCACCGCGCGCGACCGGTGAAACTGTGAAACATCTTTTTGGCCCAAAATCGCTGTTTGCAGCGCGCCAGGACCATCTATTCGCCTTAAGGACGCGCTGGCCCTGCTCGACGGGCTGGGTCACTTTCGACCGCCACCGGCAAACGGGCTCGGCCTGGGCCAGCGCGCGGCCGAAGAGGCGGCCTGCGCCCGCCCACGGCCCGTGAAGAAACCGACGAGGACCGCGCCGCCCTCGCGGCCGATGGCCAGGTGCCGGTGCCCACTGGCTCAATGCTAAGCATGGAGCAGCAGCAACTGGTATTTGCCGGCACCGGCACCGCCTACCACCGGGGCCTACGCGCGGCCATGCGCCTAGGTGGTGCCCTGGGCGCCAGCAGCCCCACCGGCCCCATCCTTTCCGGCGGGGCTGCGCCCTCGGCTCCGGTCGATAAGAGTGCCAAGGCGGGCCTGGTCGCCCCCTGGGGGCCGGGCAACGACTGGCCGCAGTAGGTGCTGGCCGCCCTTACCAAGAGCATCATTCTGTACCCGGTGTTGGACTGGAAAACCCGCGCCGTGTACGGCAGCGGCATTGTCTACGGCAAGGTTATCGGCTACAAGCCCGATGGCTCCGAGATTTTTCAGCCTGTCAAGGACCCGGTGCTGCGCGAGTTTTTCCGGCGCAGCAACCTGCCGCGCTTCGGCTTTGAGGGCCTGCAGGGGCTGCTCCACTTCGGCCAGGCCTTTGCCGAGCTGATTCTTAGCAATGACCGCCGCCAGATTACGAGCGTCACCATTCAGGACACGCCCTTTTGCCGCTACGCTACCCAGCAGGCGGGCCAGGCCGTGCCGCCGTGGGTGTACATCTCGGCGGGCTGGCCGGCCGCTCAGCCCGGCGACGGCTACACCGAGCAGGTGCCCACGCTCGACCCCTACTACAACGCCATCGACGACCTGCGGGCTGACAAGCGCGGCTTCAAATATATCTGGCCGCTCTCGCTGCCCAGCCCTGGCAATGCCCTTTACCAGGTGCCGGCCTGGAGCGTCATTCTCAAATCCCGGTGGTTCGATGTGGCCCTGGCTGTGCCCGAGTTTAAGAAGCAGCTCTTCGACAATCAACTCTCCATCAAGTACCTCATTGAGGTAGCCAAAGCCCGCGCCCCGGTGGCCAGCGGTACGAGCCAGGCCCAAGGCTTTACCCGGGCCGGGCAGCAGGGTGGGGCAGTGGCTACCGCGCCCAGCGCCGGGGCCACTGCTGGTGCTGGCGTACCAATCTGGTTACTAGGTATAGGATTTCTAGGCTTGCTAATTTCAGGAATTCGCCACCTAGTTCCGAGGCAACTGAGTCGATGGTTAAAATGATGGCATAACTGTGATAACTGATGTAAAGGCTCCGTTAGCGGGGTTTGTATATCGGTTAAAATGTCGTTTTGAGGGTTAGTCAACAGAAGTATACAATGCCTCTAAAAGTATTGCCATCAAGATATGATTAATTAAAATGTAAGATAGGCGCTAAATAGAAAGGTATTATCAAGTTAAAAAAGGGTACTTGAATGTCACAAAATCAGTCACTTTATCCTTTGTTTCAGGCGGTAGTAAAGCTGTCCTTTGCCTTTAGTCTCGCTGACCCGAGATACACCATTTCACTTCTTTTTAGTTTTCTTATGAATGTTTCTCGACTCATACAGTTCACCCTTTTGTGTAGCGCGCTCCTGCTTGGGAGCGCGCAGCAAGCAGCGGCGCAAGAAGACGAAAGTTGGTATCGGGAGTACGTACGCAAACGCGCTCAGCAGCACACAACCGTGCCCAAGGCCAGCAGCGCAAGGGCTGGGGGGGCAGCACAGCGCGTGAGCGTATGCGATGTGGGGATAAATGGTGACTTTGAAGACCAAAATGCTCAGCCGACCAGAACAGGAAACATGGGGGGGGAGCTTACGGGGCAAACCGCGCCCGACCAATTAAAAAATTGGTATTCTCCTTCTTTTGCTACTCCTGATTACCTAGCTACGAATGCGCCAGCTACGTCGGATGTACAGCCCAATTACGAGAATTCAGTTTTTGGCTCTTCCACGCCGTTCTCAGATAACGGTCACATCGGTCTCTATACCCGCCAGCAGTTTACTGACACTGCCCCTCGTGACCGAGTAGCAGAGTACGCTAGCGTGCGTTTACCCAATGCCCTCATTGCTGGCGCGCGTTACTATGCCGAACTACGCGTTAGTCTCGCCCACGGTAGCTTTTTAACGAACTACGGTATTACCAGTGGCTTTGGGATGCTGTTCACACCTGGCAACGTTAACAATATAGGCACACGCGATTTTCTGCCATTCCCAACCACTCCTTATCAAACAATTTTCAATACTACTCCGATTGGGCAGAGTGCCATCAATAATGGCATACTGGGCTCTACTAATTGGCAGCGAATATCTGGGCAGCTAGACGGAACCGCTGGAGGGCAGGCTATGCAGTACCTGACTATTGGACTTTTTAATTCGAATGCTTCCAATCAAACGTTGCTCCCTGGACGAGATGCTACGCGGCCTAATACGTACTTCTTTGTTGACGCGGTGCAGGTCTTCAAGATACCGACTGTTGGGGCAGCCCCGGCTACCCTTTGTACTGGCTCGGCGGTGACTTTGGGGGAAGGGTGCGATATCCCGGGGGCCTCCTACGCGTGGACGACTACGGGTAATAACACGCCCTTTGCTAATACCATCCAGACGACAGTGCGCCCCACCACTACCACTACTTACGTACTGACTGTGAGGCTGCCGGATGGTAGCACCTATCCTACTTCGGCCACCGTCAGAGTGCTGACGGCAGACCCGCAGGGGCTATATGGTAATTTTTATACACACAGGTATGATGGCTGCAGAAGGTATTATAATGTGCGTATGCAGCAGGTACCCGGTGCTACCAGATACGTGGCGAACGTAGGCGTAGGAGGAAATACTGCTGAAGGAGGAGCGGAGGGAATAGTGGACACCCAGACAGGCAATGTGATATTTCCCGTCGACATAGAAGGTGCAGGCTACACTATTACGGCCCACATCACTGTCTTCATAAATGGGTCATGCAGTGGAAGACAGGATTTTGAATTTTCGGAATATCTGTACGGTCCTGACCCGAACTGTGGCGGGCCAGGGCCTGGTCAAACGACCATAGCTGCACCCTACCCAAATCCAGCCAGCAGTGCCATTACTCTGCCTGTGGGTGTTGAAAGTGCTACGTTGCTCGATAACCACGGTCAAACGGTACGGGTCTTGGATGGCACGAATAAAATTGATGTGCGAACCTTGCCAGCTGGTCTGTATAATCTACATATGCGACAAGATGGAAAGGTGATTAACAAGCACATTCAAGTAAGCCACTAATCGTTTTGCGAAACGAGGCTAGCCAAGCCCCAGCCCTCCCGGCTGGGGCTTTTTTGTATCCTTTTCTACCGAGGCAGCCCCCGGCAATTTCGGGGCATGGAAACGCTACAAATCGGCAAAATCACCAAGCAGGTACCCTCGACCTGGAACGAGCTGCGCCGCCGGCAACTGCTCGACATCCTGGCCGAACTCTACGCCACCCCGCGCCGGGGCCGCCGGCTGCGGCTGCTCCAGCTGCTCACGGGCTTCCCGCTGCCCCTGCTGGCCACCCAGCCCGACGTGGTGCTGGCCCAGCTACTGCCCCTCACCGACTGGCTCAACAGCGGGCAGCACCTGCTCACCGAGCAATTGCTGCCCACCCTGGGCATTCCCGGCCGGCACTTCACCGAGCGGCCTACCACCTGGCACGGCCCCCGGGGCACGTGCAAAACCTCACGTTCGGCGAGTTCATCTTCGCCGACACCTTCTTCGTGCTCTACGCCCTGACTAATAAGGCCGAGCACCTCGACACCTTCCTGACGGTGCTCTACCGCCCCGCCCGGCGGGTGACGACGGCCGCCGGCCTGGTCGAGCAAAACGCCAGCCCCGCCGATGCCGACTGGAACGGCGACGTGCGCGTGGCTTTCAACGAGCACCAACTCGAAACCCGCGCCCTGCGCACCAAGCACGTGGCCGCCCTGCAGAAGCTGGCCATCGCCACCTGGTACCGGGGCTGCCGCGCGGAGCTGGCCCAGGAATTTCCCGGCGTGTTCGTGGCCGCCGGCGAGGATGCGCCGGCCAGTAGCGGCCAGGCCCCCGACTGGAGCCGCGTGCTACGCAAGCTCTCGGGCGGCGCCTTCGGCACCGTGGCCCAAACCGGCAGCCAGCCCCTGCGCCTGGTGCTGGCCGAAATGCAGGAGCTGGCCGCCCAACCTAAAACCCCCACCACCCATGCGTAACGGCCACTACGAAGCCCTCTTTCGCCGGCTGGCCAGTGAGCACTGGCTCATGAATGGCAAAAAGGTGTCGGCCTCGTTCAACGAAATGGATGCCGCGGCTAAGAAACTGGCGGCCCAGCTCAACGACCTGGCCAGTGGCCACCCGGGCCGCAAGCAGATGGTGGCCGACTACCAAGCCCTGCAAGACCGGATTGAGGGCGTGAAAAAGGAAATGGGTAGCGCCCAGGAGCAAAGCTCGGTATTTAAGCAGGCGCTGGCCTTTGGGGGCGTGAGCCAGCAGGAGGCCACGCGGCTAATTCAGCAGGCTTTGCAGCGCGTGGGCAAGGAGTTGGATGAAATCAAGATGCCGGCATCGACTACCTGAAGTCGCTCGAAAACGTGGGCAAGGGCGTGGAAGAGCTGGTGAACAAAACCAACGCCTACACCCAGCGCCAGCAGCGGCTGTTGGCCTCCGAAACCGAACTGGCCGAGGCGCAGAATGACCTCACCAAATGAGGCATTTGGCGTGGGGTGGCAAGCTGCTCGAAAACCAGTTCGTTTTCGAGCAGCTTGGCTCAGAAAGACTGGTTCGGGACACGAACAAAAAGAAATTTTCGGAGCCTACTTGTTAAGCCAGTAAAGCAGTGGCTGGAGGCAATTGCGCGAGGACAATAAGTGTTGAGCAGGAAGGTGCACCTTGCTGAACTAGGCATGCTACTATCGGTCGCCATCTTAATTTGGCTTTTGGATAGGTAGAGTACGCTTAGCCCAGTGCCAGTTTTATGAAAAAAGCCGCTTCGATTTATTATAAGTCTACAGGGTTCATTTTGCAAGCAGTTGCCCCAATGGGGCGGGCTTGGCTAGCCGCCGAGCCTGTCTTACATCTACCTGTCACTGCCTCTGCTGAAGAACTAGGCAGCGCACTACTAGCAGTTATCCACCCGGCGCAGCAACAAGTAGTTCCGCCTACTGATTGGAAGGAGTTCACTAAACTGAACTTGCGTCGTCTCAGCATGAAGACAACGAAGCAGCTGCACACAGATTGTAAATTCTGTCATCTAACTGTGGAGGGAGAAACCGTCCAGATTGAGCCGTCAGCTAATCAAAAGACGGGGTTTGCTTTCTTCGCCAATCAAACGATTACCTTAGAGGGCACACAAGCAATTGCTTTGGGGAATGCTATTCTACAGGCATTGGCGCAGTCTACCTAACGTGGATAGTGTGGCTGGTATGCGGCAGCCCTGTTACATAGGTTACACGCTCGTTCAATAACTGATATTTAAGAAGTGACTCGGGCTTTCTAGTATATCCATCACGTTATAATTTGGTAGCCAGCACCTACATTTGGCCTCATTGCGCGCATCTACTCCACGACGGTAAATGAGACCTACGACCTCGGAAAGTTCGGAGCAGCTGACCGAATATGCGTGCGCGTGGATAGATGCGAGCGCAGCCGAATCAGTGCTTACCGCCGATATCTTAGGTAATGAGGTAGTAAAGAAGAGTTGCTTCGTGAAAGGGGGGCGTATTTACGTCGTGTGAACTGGTAACCGATAACTTATAATAGCCCCATTAAGACCTACTTAATCGCCCTTGCTTGTGCCGCCGGCCACGGCTGCGACCAGTTGTCCCTCAGTCCTTTCTACTGCTAGATGATGCGTTTCGTCCGCTTTTGCCAGGGTTTGGCAGTCTCTTTTCTTTTAACCGTTTTATTAGCGGGGCAGACCCGGGCTCAAACCACGCCTGCTGCGGCTGTCTCAGGTGGTGTTACATCGCCTCATCTGATACTGGTAACGGTAAATTGGGGGGCCAATTTGCTGGGCACGACCTTTCTGCAAGCCACCTTCGATACTGGCGGACGGGGCTTAGCCAACCTGAGCGAAGCGGAGCTGAACAAGAAGTATGCGAAGGTGCCCGCACCTGCTTCTCCGGCTTCGATTATCAACTTTGTCGTGCAGAGTGGCTACCGAATTGTAAGCTTTTCCACTACGCAGGCTGGGGCTGGGCCCGATGCCAGCCGCGTCAGCGTCACCAACGGTTATGTCTTTCTCTGCGAGCAGGTACATTAGCATCACTCCAAAGCGAAGTTCGGCAAAACGATAGTTGAATTAGAAAAGAAGCTATTTTGCCTATCATAAAGCATCGCTTACAATAGGCAAAAATAGAAGGTGTGGGGCAGGCCAAAAGGTATACCCTGCTGGCCCCCGCCTAGCCGGTAGCCAAAGCCCGCCCAGGATGGGGCCAGAAAGTAGGGCCAGCGTTGAAGCTTGCTGGCCCCATCGTGCTGGCCTTTTTATGAATTTCGGTTATGCCCGCGTGTCGGCCAAGGGCCAAAACCTAGACACCCAACTGGAGTAGCGGCACGCCGCCGGCGTGCCGCGCATCTTTCAAGAGAAAAGCAGCGGTACCACCACCCAGCGCCCGCAGCTCGACCAGTTACTAGCCACCCTGCGCGAAGGCGCCACGGTGACGGTCGCCCGATTAAATCGGCTCGGGCGCAACAGCGCCCACATCATGCAACTCGTGGCCGACTTCAACGCCCGGGGCATGCGCTTTGTGGCCCTGGATTTGGGTATCGATATGGCCACGCCAGCCGGGCGCTTGGTGCTGGGCATCTTCGCCGCGCTAGCCGAGTACGACCGCGAGCGCATCCGGGAGCGTGCCGCGGGTGGCATTGCCCTGGCCAAGGAGCAGAGCTTGGTAGCTGAGAAAATCCACTGAAAATAGCCTCATTTTAGAGAGTAATGTCACCCTTTTAGCTGCCTTTTTGAGAAAAAAGAGGCTTATAGAGTATTTAAACGAACGTTGAACTTTCTGGGTGGCGCGGTCTTTTTTCGTGCCAAAATTTTGCAAGGTTATAGGCGTTTTTCACAGAAAAATTATATTAAATTTAATATAATTAATGCTGGGGCATTAGCTTGCGCAGAGGCCCATTTGCGGTTGACTTGTTGGCGCTATGCTAAAGCTTCTTGCACACACATGAAAAGGCCCGAAACCGCAGGTTTCGGGCCTTTTCATGTGTGTGCAAGAAGCTTAATACAGAATCGTAATCGACCCCGCGTAGGACTTGCCCAGCGGGCCCTTTGTGACGACTACGTAGTAGTAGGTGCCCACCGGCGCGGGCTGGCCGTTGATGTCGCCGCGCCACTCATTGGCCCGGCTGTAGTTTTCGGCCGAGAAAATCTTGTTGCCCCAGCGGTTGAAGATGGTCACCGTGTTGTCGGGAAACTGCTCGATAAACTCAATCTGCCAGGTGTCGTTTTCCCCGTCGCCGTTGGGCGTGAAGGCATTGGGAATGCGGATGGCCGGGCGCACGGTCACGGTCACCTGGTCGGAGCTGGCGCAGCCCCCGGCCCCGGCCGAGAGAGTGTAGGTAGTGGTAACCAGGGGCGCGGCCACGGGGTGCAGCGGGTCATTGGCCGGGATAGTGAGGCCCAGCGCCGGCGTCCACGTCACGGGGTAATTTCCATCGGCGCTCCCATCCAGCACCACGGAAGTGCCAGCCAGAATCTCTTTATCGGGGCCGGCGTTCACCACCACCGGCGGCTGAATCCGCACGGCCACGCCGTTGGAAACGGCTGTTACGGCCTGGCCGCAGTCGTTGGTAGTGCGCAGGCGCAGCGTCACGGTCTGGCCCTCGCGTAGCGTAGTGCTGGTGAAAACCGGGTTCGTGGCCCCGGCTACGTCGGAGCCATTTACCTGCCATTGATAGGCGGGAGTTGCCCCAGCGCCCGTAATGCTGGCGATGCTGAATGTGAGCGGCTCGCCCAGGCACACCGGGCCGCCCGGCTGCACGGCAATGGTGAGCGTGGGCAGCGGCGTAGCCGTGCGCGTGACCGTGACGGTGGCCGTGGCCAGCCCGGTGGTGCACAGCCCCACGGTGGGCGTCACTTCTACCCGCACCTGGTCGCCGGTAACCAGTGTGCTGCTCGTGAAGGTGGGCCCGCTGGCCACGGCCACGCCGTTGACGAGCCAGCGGAAGGTGGGCGCGGTACCCACATTCGTTGCTACGGCCGCGAAGGTAAGGGCGGTGCCGGGGCACTGCACGGGCGGCGTGGCCAGGGTCACGGTGGGCGTCACCAGAGGCGTCACCCGGATGACCACGGCGTTGGATGCCACGGTGGAGCAGCCGCCGAGGCCCGACAGCACCCGGCGCCGGTAGTAAGTAGTGGCCGTGAGCGGGCCGGGCGCAAACGTCGGTCCCGTAGCGCCGGGAATGAGTTGCCAGCTGACATTATCCGGCGCAGTTTCCCACCGGTAGGTGTAGTTGCCCGCGCCGCCGCTGGCCTCGCTGAGGCTGGTGAGCGGGGCCGGGGTGGCCCCCACGCAGATATCCTGGTCGGCGGCAATGGTGCCCGCCATCAGCAGGGGTACCACCGTCAGGGTAACGGCCGGCGAGTATACCGGGCCGCAGGTGCCCGACGTAACTCCCCGGCGGTAATACGTGGTAGCCGTGAGCGGGCCGGGCGCGAACGTCGGCCCGGTAGCGCCCGCAACATTCGTCCAGGTGCTGTTATCCGGCGACGACTGCCACTGGTAGGTATAGGTGCCAGTGCCGCCGCCGGCCCCGCTGGTGCTGGTGAGCGCGTCCGGGGTATTGCCGGGGCATAGTTGCTGATTGGTGCCGATGCCGCCGGCCGCCAGCGCCGGCGTTACCGTAATAGTCACAACGTTGGAGAAGGCCGGGCCGCACACGCCCGACGTCACGCGCCGCCGATAGTAGGTAGTGGCCGTGGGCGTGCCGGGCGCGAACGTGTCGCTCGTAGCGCCGGAAATATCCGTCCAGTCGGTGTTATTCAGCGAGGACTGCCACTGGTAATTAATCGGGCCCGTGCCGCCGCTCGCCGGTGTGTTGCTGCTGAGCGGCGTGGCCGCCGTACCCGCGCAAAGCGTTTGATTAGTGCCAATAGTGCCCGCCGCCAGGGCCGGAGCCACCGTAATAGTTACCACGTTGGAGGGCGTGGTGGTGCAGCCACCGGACGTTACCTGGCGGCGGTAGTAAGTGGTAGCGGTAAGTGCGTCGGGCGCGAAGCCATCGGCCGTGGCGCCGGTGATGGTTGCCCAGTTGAGGTTATCTGCGGAATATTCCCACTGATACCCGTAGGCGCCGGTGCCACCCGTGGCCGGGGCGGCGCTGGTGAGCGGCGCGGGCGCGGTGCCGGCGCATACCGTTTGGCTGGCGGCAATGCTGCCCGGCGCCAGCGCTGGCAGCACCCGCAGCATTACCGAAGGCGAGTACACCGGGCCGCAAGCGCCCGCCGTTACCCCGCGGCGGTAATACGTAGTAGCCGTGAGCGCGCCGGGCGCGAACGTGGGGCTGGTGGCGCCAGCGATATCGGTCCAGGTAGTGTTATCCGGCGACGATTGCCACTGGTACGTAAAGCTGCCGCTGCCCCCGCTGGCCGCGCCCGTGCTGGTGAGCGGCGCCGGGGTGGCGCCGAAGCACAGCGTCTGGTCGGCGCCGACGGTGCCGGCCAGCAGCGCCGGGGTTACCGTGATGGTCACCACATTCGAAAGCACCGGCGCGCAGCCGCCCTCCGAGCTGGCCCGGCGCCGGAAATACGTGGTGGCGCTCAGCGCGCCCGGCGCGTATGTGGGGCTGGTGGCGCCGGCGATGGCCGTCCAGGTCGCGTTATCCAGCGAAGATTCCCACTGGTAGGCGATGGCGCCCTGGCCGCCCGTGGCCAGGGTGTCGCTGCTGAGGGGGGCGGCGGTAGCGCCGGCGCACAGCGCCTGGCTGCGGCCGATAGTGCCGGCCGTCAGGCCGGGCGCCACGGTTATGCGCACGGTATTGGAGGGCGTGGCGGCGCAGGCGCCGGAGCTTACCTGGCGGCGGAAATAAGTGGTAACCGGGAGCGTACCGGGCGCGAAAGTGGCCCCGGTGGCGCCAGCGATGGCCGTCCAGGTCGCGTTATCCAGCGAAGATTCCCACTGGTAAGCAAACGTGCCGCTGCCGCCCGTGGCCGGCGCGGTGCTCGTGAGCGGGGCCGCGGCGTTGCCGGCGCACACGGTCTGGTCGGCGGCGATGCTGCCGGCTACCAGGGCCGGCAACACGGTGATGGCTACCGAGGCCGTGGGCGTGCGCGGGGCGCAAAAGCCCGACGTCACCAGCCGCCGGAAGTAGGTGGTGGTGCCCAGCACGCCCGGCGCATAGCTTGGCGCGTTGGCCCCGCCGATGTCGGCCCAGGTGCTGTTATCCGTCGAAGACTGCCACTGGTAGGTGAACTCTCCGGTGCCCGCGCCGGCTGGCACCGTCGTAGTGAGCGGGGCCGGCGTGGTGCCGGCGCACACCGTTTGGCCCGGCCCGATGCTGCCCGGCGTGGGCGCGCCGGGCACCTGGATGAGGCTCGTCACCTCGCGGCAAAAGCAGAAGTTGGTGATGCGCAGCGTTATCTCGTAGTTGCCGGGGGCGGGGAAGGTGAACACCGGGTCGGCCAGCGCCGAGGTGCCCAGCACCGTGCCCGTGCTCGTTTTAAAGGTCCAGGCGTAGGATTCGGGGTTGGGAATGGGCGAGCCGGCCTGGAAGGTTATCTCCAGGCAGGCCGTGGACCGCGCCCCGAAGCCCACGCGCAGCAGCGAGCTCTGGTTGAAGTTGGGCAGGCCCAGCCCGCCGAGCCGGCCGCCCAGCTGGAGGCTGTCGCCGGCGTAGGCCGCCTTGGCGCCCAGCGAGTCGGGGTAGGCGAGGAAGCCGATGGCGGGTTGGTTGTTGCGGGCCACGTAAATCTTGCCGTCGGGCGCGGCCTGCATCGAGCCCAGGCTGACGAGCGTATCCTGCTTGAGCGGAATATTGACCTTGCTGGCCGGAATGTTGGTGGCGCTCAAATCGAACTGCAAGAGCTGCGGCGGGCTCGTGACGGTGGCGTAGAGCCGGCTGCGGCTGGGCGAAAACTCGACGCCGTAGTAGCCGCCCGCCCCGCTGTCGATAACGCGGCGGTTGCTGACCTGGCCCGTGGCCGCGTCAAAGGCAAACAGCTCGACGCTGCTGGTGCTATCGGCCGTGGTGGTGCTGAAGCGGGCCACCGCCAGCTGCTGGCCATCGGGCGATACCTTTATCTGGCCGCGGTAGCCCTGGGGCGAGGCGCTCGGCGCGTGCAGCGCCCCGATGGTCGAAATCACGGGCGTGGGCTGCACGCCGGCCGGCGTCACGCGGTAGGCCAGAAACGAGTCGCCGCGGTTGTCGGGGCCGCTGGTGGCCGAGCCCCAGCCGTGCACGATTATCCACACGTCGCAGCCGTTTTTGTGCAGCACGCCCGTCATTTTTTCGGCCGTGCCCGCAGCCAGCGGCGTGTTTTTGGTGCCAATGACTACCTCGCCCTGGCCGCCCACCGGGATATTGATTTCCGAATAGCTCAGCCCCTTGGGGCCGCCCTGCGCATCCTGCGTAAAGAGCAGGTAGCGCGTGGGCCCGCCCGGCGTGGCCGGGCTGCCCGGAAACTTGATGGCCAGCGGCCCGTCGGTGCCCAGGCGGTTGCCGCCCAGGCCCGTGCCGTTGGGCATGATGCTGTGGTTGCGGCTCCACACGGTGTCGCCGTTGCTGTAAAACAGCAGGTTGCCCGTGCCGTCCGACATCACGCCCGAGCCGGCGGGCGCCACCATGCGGCCGTCGGTGAGCACCTTGGGCGGGATGGAGTCGGTGGCCTGGTTGAAGTCGAGCCCGGCCCGGTAGCCGAAGTACCAGGTGTTGATAAACTTCTCGTCCTGGCTGCAATCGGGTGGGGCGGTGGCCTGCGCCCGGGCCGTGGTGGCCGCGCCGCTCAGCAGCGTTAGCAGCAGCGCGAGCAGCCAGCCGGCGGCCGGGCGGGCCCAGCCGGCCGGGCGCGGGCGGCGGGGGGCCGCTGGTTGGCCCGGCGCAGTAGCCAGCAGCAAAGGAAGCGAAGTAGAGACAGAGAGCGGTAGCGCTGCGGGCAT